TACGAGGAAGCATTGGAAGCCGGAATTCAGGAAGCGTTAAAACTTATATAGACAAAGTAAATATGAAACAGACAGTAGAAGAAGCAGCCAAAAGTATGGCTTACGATAAGATGCCTGATTGGGGAGGATTGCCAATGGTAGCAAAAAAATATTTTATTAAAGGCGCCGAATGGCAGTCAAAGCAATCACCTTGGATAAGTGTGGAAGAACGGTTGCCTAAAGAAAATGAACTTGTTCTTTGCAGAATGGTATCAAACGGAGCCATTGTGAGCGGATTCATCAATCCAATTCCAGGATGTCAACCACAAGTGTCAACATCACCGGATTTTGAATTTGAAGATTATGGTGATTACGTTTGCGACATGTGGATGCCAATCCCCACCTTCGATGAAATACTCGAAGCCAACAAAGATGTGTTGAAACGAATTAAAGAGAAAGGAGACTAAAACATGGAAATAAAGAATGTAGGGCAACTTAGAAAAATCATCGAAAATCTTTCCGATGATTATGAAATAGAGATGCGTGTTAGACGGGAATTGTCTGAAGAAGAATTAAAGCAGTGCAGGTATCCTTATCCTTACGATACCGAATATTTAACTTTGGAATTTGACGATATAGGTGTGTCTGACAAAGTATTGTGTTTGGGTGTAACTTCTAAGATTAATTAATATGAAAGATATTCTTGAAATAGTAATACTTTCACTAATGATTATTTGGATCGAATGGGAACGACTTGACCGAAAATATAAAAACAGAAAGAAAGGAGAATAACTATGAAAGCAAAATACTTTAAAAAGATAAGAAAACAAGTGAAGTGGTACAAGGTATCGCATAGGGATAATTTGTTAGATAGTTTCGTAAATGAGAAAGAAATTTTGGCTAAATATCCAGAAAATGCTTGTATCAGATATCATAAGCGTACAGGTGCATTCATTAACAAATATAACCATAACTATATTACTCAATGCTCTGAAGGCCTGTCAAGATTCAAGGTGTGTATAGGTCAGAAAGTAATGTATTTCGATTAAATAAAGGAGGAAAAAAGGAGATTAACCATGAGTGTACTATCCCGAAATTATAACGAATAACCTATATGCATTATGAAAGAAAATAAAATAAAGATACTTCACACTGTTATCAAATACCCCATCACGATAATATCAACTCCTATTCAATTAATCGCAATAGCATTAGCATATATAGCCTTAGCATTAAAATCCTTTGCTAATGCATTGATTGCAATTTCAGATGCTTGGGGTGAATATTTAATCAAGAAGCTTTATTATGAAAAAATTATGTGGACAAGCATAGATAAAACTCTACATGTCGATAAACCACTTCTTCTCCGATATGGAGACGGTGGAATGAATAGACGAATGGATTTCGGACATTACACAGGATCACACTATCTTACAAAAGATGGTCAGGTAGTAGACGAGCATGCGATAGCATGGGTGGAGTTGGAGTTTGGTATCAAACAATAGACGCATTAATAGATTTTGTTTTGGCATTTTGGAAATTTGAGTTATCTTTGCGGTGTTTCACAGACCAAGGAAACATACATAAACCTTTCGAAGAGTGGATTTATTATATCCATTCGACTGTGTTATATCCACAAAGATATAAGCTGTTCGTTACCCTTGTTGGCTACTCTTCGTTATGGATTGTAGTTTCCTTGGTCGGAAATAGGGAGCGAACAGCTCTTTTTATATACTCAAATTTCATCAACAATGACCAAGGAAATGAAATTAGAGAAGGATCGAAGTGCAGTAAATCCTACATCTACGTTCATCAGTGCGAAAACTGTATCCTATCGTAAATTTGAAATAGAGAAGAATGCCAAGAACGAGGCTTACTTCTTTATCTTGTCCCACAATCTTCTTAATGAGCTTGCAGAATTTTGCAAAAATTACCATTCTGACAGTCCACACAAGGATTGTTTGGAAATCCTATTATCTAATATTAAAAAATAAACTTATGAACGAATTAGTATTTAAAGGTACGAACAACCAAGTACTAACCAATAGTTTGTTAGTGGCTGAAAAGTTCGGGAAAGAGCATAGGAGAGTTATGCAAGACATCCGTGAACTTGGATGTAGTCAATCTTTTAGAGAGCACAATTTCGTGCTGTCCTCGTATAATAGCTTACAAAACAAAGAGTTGCCAATGTATGCAATGACAAAAGATGGTTTTACTTTGTTAGCTATGGGATATACCGGAGAACTTGCCATGAAGTTTAAGGAAGAATATATCTCTGCTTTTAATAAGATGGAGCAAATTATCAAATCGGGAGGTTATCAAATTCCATCTTCATTCAAAGAGGCTTTACTCCTTGCTGCACACCAACAAGAACAAATTGATGAACAGCAGAAGCAAATATCTGTCTGTAATGAGTACCGAAATCGTGGAGATGAAGAAAAAGACAGATTATCTCGAAATCATACTCTCCAGCAAAGGCACAGTAGTCACCACGCAGATAGCACAAGATTACGGAATGAGTGCAAAGGCATTTAACCGGCTGTTGGCTGACAAAGGCATACAACGCAGGGTGAATGGGCAATGGATTCTTTACGCTCCTTATATGTCAAAGGGATACGTACATAGCAAGTCGGTGAACATTACGCACAAGGACGGGCGGCCCGATGTGAAAATGAATACAGAGTGGACTCAACGGGGAAGGCTATTCATCTACGAAACATTGAAACGGAGCAACATTCTTCCATTGATAGAGAGGAATATCATGAACAATGCAAGCTAAATGAGAGAAATGCATACCAATACAACTTTCACCAAAACGATGAAAGGTATAGACCAATACAATATGCGTTCTACACGTTCCATTGAATGACTGCAAACAGACGACAGAATTCCCAGTGAGGAATGTCGTCTGTTAGTTCTATCAATATGTCCAATTTACTTTTCCTCATGCATTGCTTTCATGTATATGTATATTTTCCCGGATGGAGCATCTTCATCGGCAAAATAGAACTTGTGTGCGGCCTTAACCACCTGTTCATCGTCAAGCACAATGCAAGTGTCTGCATAAAAACTGTTGAATGCCACATATTTGTCCCATTTAGTCGTACCGGAAGGGAACGGCATCCCTTTTGTCGCATTGTCTATCTGCTCCATCGTCCAATACGCTCCCTCGCATTTCTTTCCTGCCCTGTCGGTATAACGTATCATTGATACATCGTACATGGCAAAGGCTTCATCGTAATGGTTCCCGTACATAATGCCGTGCTGTTCACGCATGAACTTCCAAAACATGTCCGGGTGTTCCTCCTTCATCTTGCACAACATCTCATTCAGTCCGTCTATGCTCTGCCACATCATTTTTTCAGTAGCCACGCCCGCATTTTTTGCTGCGGTTATCATCTTCTTGTAGTCCATATAACTTATGCATTAAATAATTCTTTCAACTCCATAAAATCAGCTTCGGTAATCTTTATTGCCCCTGTATTACCGAACATAAGATTGAATATTGGATTCTCCGGCAATTTCAAACGGATTACTCCCTTTCCTATCGTTCCTTTAATGAATCCCTTTCCAAAAGGAGTCTCATCCATATCCCTGAACATTGTCATCATGTCCTTGAACAGCATGTCCGCATCAATGTTACCTTCCTCGTCACAGATAAAAAGAGACGCGCTATCTATCATGTCTCCTATCTTTCCACGCTCCCTTGCCAGATAGTTCTTTGCTCCACGCTTCATATATACGGAAGCTACTTTCAAATTCGGATTTTGTGAAACAAAGTCGTCAATCCGGTTATCCGCCCATACTTCCAGCGAGTCTATCATTTTATCCTTAAGACCCGTTATGTTGTCTTTTACATCCATATCGTTTATTTTTTAGGTGATTTAGCCGGCTGCTTGCCGTTCTTCATGTCAATAAATTCCTGCCATGTCAGATGCGAGTATTGCATGATGTATTCATTCATCAGCGCCTCCTTCTTATTAGCTTCGTCCTTAGCTGTCTTCTGTATGCGCTTTAAGAGAGTAAGATGCTTGTCAAGGGCATCCTTCCCGTCTTTGGTGTTATTTTCTACAATGGGCCGCATGATACGCATGTATTCACGTTGAAGTATCTGCTGTATCGCAATGCTGCTTTCTTGAAATTCTTGATTGTTCTGAAGAAAATCAAATTCCTTGTCACTCAATGATGAAGTTATCCGGTCGATTTCATCCCATACCGGGGTTAGCGGTTGTGAAGGCTGTTGGTAACTTTTCTTCATGTCAGCAATCTTTTGCTGCATGACCTCCTGCTCCTTTTCAAGTTCAGGAAGGGTAAAAGTTCTCTGCTGTAAAAGAGGATCTCCAAAATTCATATATTCTATTGTTAGTGGTTATACATAATGGAAGTGGTATCGCCCCCGAAGGGGCTTTACCACTAACGCTTTTTTGTGCGCTTTTTTGTACTCTTTACAACGGTTAAGCTGTCGGAGTTGATGCGACTGTTCCGGGGCAATTGCATCCGAAAGGGTTTGCACCCTCCAATACCGTGACTGTAGGAGTCGATGGCAATCCAACAACACCGTAAATGGCGCGGCATGTCTTACGGTCGGTGTAATTGATAGACGCGGTAAATGCTCTGTCAATCTCACATTGGATAAGTTTGTCCTGATACGGGCGGGTAGCTTCCAATACGGCTACTTTTTTATCCAGATCATTGAATTTAGCACTGTAGCGTTCGTTCAATACATCGTAAAGATCACGTTGTGATTTGTAAAGTCCAAAATCTCCATTCACTTGTGATTGGTACAGACTGAAATCAGCATCAACCTGCGACTTCCACAATTGGAACTTTTCGTTGATATCAACATCACGGTGAGCATACATCTGCTCTTGTGTATTGACTTTCAGACCCCACATTGCATTTGTCAATGCGAGAGCTTCCTCACAACCTTTCTCCCATGCCATAAATGCAGTGGGCGCACCACTGGAACGGCCCGCAATAGCATCGCTTACCGTGTTAATGTTTACGTTTTCAGGCATACCTCCGCCAAAACCAAACCCACCTCTACGGGACAATGCCCATAGGCCGAGTGCTGTTCCGGCGATACCCAGACCTAAACCGGCACCAGCTACGCCTTTGGACGCGAAACGGTCTCTGTCACGGTCATAATCATAATAATCATGATCACCATGAACGTACTCTTTTTCCTTAATTACTTCTTTTACTTCTGCTTCCATAACTTGAAAATTAGGAATTACGGTCAAAATCAACCGCAATGCAAACCTCGCTATAAGTGCGTGTCAGAAGGAAAAGTTCGTGTCAAGTACGTGGCTAAAGGATATATCTTTTAAACATGTCGTCTTGCTCCAAATCGGACATGATATCTTGAAGGGCGAGTCGTATTGAAAACTTCAATTTATATTTGCAGTCAAAGCCGTTTCGTATCTTATTGGCACATGTACGGCTTAATCCTGTGGCAGAAGATATCTGACTGTCAGTAAGCCATTGGGAAAGAATGTGGATAAATATATATCTGGCATCCACACATTCCTCCTTATTGGATACCAGCACTTCTGATTCACTGAATCCCGTATATCTGCATACACACCCGATCACTGTCTGGGAAAATTCCCTTATTGCTATAATCATGCTGTAAAACATATTGGTTATAAAAACAAAAACATCGCAAATACCGTTATAGACTTTGGAAAGCCTCCTAACAGTTGCTTCGCGATGTTTGCCCGTTTTGATTGGAAGTCGTGTGACGGGTTGTGGGGCTTTCTTTTATTTCTAACCCCCAAAAAGAAAACGTTTGTTGATAAGCTTATTCCTATCCCGGCCTTCTACCACCGGGGAAACGGATACCTACTTCATATTTACCCTCCTTTCTTTAGTTTATATATCATTTTACCTAATGCAATTATTACGATTATTGCAACCACAGTCAGTGCGATTCCCCCAATATCCATCTTCAATGATTGCCATCTGGTTAGCTGCTTCTCAACAGGATAAGGAACTTGTATGGAGTCAACCTTCACGAATGAATCGACCTTATTAATGAAAAGGTACTTGTACAGATACTTGTATTTATCAACAAATACCGTATCGCCTTTTACATAATACATAACAGAATCTTTCTGATAGATGCTGTCATGCTGTATGCGGTCTATATATTTGTATTCTGTCTTTATGGTGTCTACAGGAACATATTGAATGCTTCGGCAAGATGATAACCATGTTCCCGACATCAGGATAAAAGTTATAATGTAAATTAGTCGTTTCATGGCCGGATAATTGTATTACGAAGAAAGTTGGAAAACTCACTTCTGACATCGAAGCACGGACAGGCCTTTATATACTCTGCCAGCTCAACCTCCCCACTGCCATCAAGGTCGGGAGATGTATCCCGGTGGCCCAATAGTTCGACTATATCATATTCCTTGCATAGTTTTGCTACAAGGTCACGAAGGGCGTTCTTCTGCGCTTTCGTCCGAGTATCTGCCGGACGTCCGTTTACATCAAGACCACCAATGTAGCAGATACCAATACTGTGTTTATTGTATGACACTCCGGAAAAACCTTTCGTATTACAATGAGCACCATCTATAGACAATGGACGTCCATTCTCCACAGTACCGTCAAGGTCAATCACAAAGTTATAACCTATCTGAGCGAATCCCCTTTGCCGGTGCATCCGGTCAATGTCTTTCGCTCTCAAATCCTGCCCGGCTTTTGTAGCCGAGCAATGGATGATAATAGAATCGATCTTATTCATTCTTTTCCTTATTTATTACGTCTTTAACATCCTCCTTGTCTACACTGAATACTTTCTTGCTAAACAAGGCAATAGCAGCAGCAAGATTTATGTTATATCCTTTAGGTTTCAGTATATTGCTTATGATTGAGCACCCCTCAATAAAACATACGAACAAGCAGGCATAAGTGTCAATGTGAAGATTGTCGCCTGCCGCCTTGTTGACCATGACCACCATGACTACAAATGAAAAGTAGGTGACCATTTTCCCCATAGTTGCTCTCCATGCACGACTTAACCTCACGTGTTCCTTCAACAATAGACTTTTTCTTACTCCCGTCACCAAATCACAAATGATTACACAAAACATAGCGATAAGCCAAGGAACCATCAATTGTAAGCTGTCTATTACAAAACTACCAGCGATTGGGGCAAACACACTGGAAGTAACTTGATGAATTGCTTTCTCTTTCATTTTTTTTATTTAATTATTAATAAGTATATTTGTCATGCAATTCAATCGATCATGCGCCAGGTGTGGCATATTTTTAGCAATACGTATGCCAGGCTTGTGAAAGTCGGGCTATTTATTTAACTTTCTTTTTCTTTTTAGTTTTATAATGGTATCTTTGCATTGTCTTTTCTGACTTTACTTTCCTCAAATGGAAGTTAATAAGTTGTTTATGTATGCGTAACGCCTTGCTTGGGAAAGTAGGGCGGTTTTGTTATTGATTCGGATAGGATTTCGTAAGGTTTCCATTTTTATAAAAATCTAATCCAGTACTTGATAATACCGCTTTATAAATTCCATTTTGAGTAGTAATGCCATCACTATTCAGACTTGATGTAATATTGATCTCACCATTTGCATAATGATTACATTCAATCCCGAAACCAGACAGCACTGATTTAGAAACAATGTTTCCCGAAATATCATACTGTGTGGATTTGATAATAGGATAAGGTATATCCGCGAAATCTACATTTTTAAAAGATATTTCCATTACCATCCTGTCAGATGCATCATATATGTTCAAAGAACTTTCAGATGGATCAATAACTATTCTTTTTCCCGAATTAGATGTTTCTACTTTTTTAGCGACAATACCATCATCATCAAAGATTGCAATATCCTCACCGGCATTATTCTGAAATACGGTAGTATCAGCTTTTAACGTAATCTTCCGATTCTGAATGTCAATCCCCGTCTCGACATAATCCTCCGGAGCAAGTGACCAGTCCGTAGGCTTTGTTCCTATCTCGAATTTGAAACTCTTGTATCGAACACTTCCGGTCATGTTGTCGCAACGGATACCAACCGGCCAATACTTATTGTTTAGCTGGTATTCCGTGACGGTATAGAACGCAACAACACGGACAGTACCACTACCTGCCTGAACAAACGGAAGAATATTAGCGCCCATACCACCATTGTCCCATCCTGTATCACTTCCCGGAGCCTGCAATTGGAATATGGGATTCGAGTTCTTTACTATGTTGCTGTATTCAAGGCTAAAGGAAAAACATACGACATCCCCGGCCTTTACGTCGGTAAGGTAACAGTCATACAAAGAAAATGTCTGATTTGTGCTACCCTCCAATGTAACACTTTCACTCCATTCATCGGATGTACCGTGAGCGTAATTCCTGCCTCCGATATGAATATCGTCAATCATGCCTTCAACGGATTTTGTACCTATTGTTATCCCACCTTCAGGTGCGGACAACTTTCCGTCCTTAGTCAATTCGAGTCCCGTACCGGTATGCTTGATTGCGCCTTTGGTCATTTCCCATCCTTCGGTCTTGTCAAGATTGCCTATGTAGATTTTGGACGTACCGAGTACATCCACTACCGCGTTTTGCGCTAAAAGCAGATCGGTAGCTACAAATTTAAATTCACTGGCATCATCCCAATTATCATCGCCATTGGAAGCAGTAGGGGGAACTGTCACAGAAGTTCCTTTGTTCCTGACACGGAACGCATACAACTTTTCGTTGAACCATGAGAACACGATATCACGGTACTCGCTATTCCATACATAGGTTTCACCACTGGTAAACATGCCTCGTGACCGATATGTATATCCGTTCTCACCCGTTGATCCGTCATAGGTTCTGCTTATCGAATGCTCTGCAACCGTCTTTTTAGATGCCTTGTCAAAAAACGATACGGCAAAGCTGTTATAGTAATTGTCCGCTACTTCAAATTCATAATCCGATACAGGAACACCGCTTTCCTCTTCGTTACTGATACCATCCTCTGTATTCATTGACGCTACCTTGCAATAGAAATCTGAACACAAAGTCCTATCAGCATTGCCGACCTTTTTATAAAGTCTCGCAATGGCAGTTGGCTCTAATTTAGGATATCCTTCCGCGTCACTGGCTATCGTGGATACAGATTTTCCATTTTGCAATATCTCAATGCTGTACTGCACTGCCGGAGCACCGTCATATACTTTCGCCAGACTGGTCTCTATGATGTCTTTGCTTGATTCCAAATCAACAAAACCGACACGGATCAAATCATAATCACCGGATACGTCAAAAACATAGCTGCCCGATGGGGAAGTGCTGATGCTTGTGTCCGTCTGTGTGCCATTCTTATAGTAAACGACTACGCAATTAAAATCCTCACAAAGTTCCTCGATGTCTCCGGTTATCTTATACAGATATGCCGTTGCCTGATAATAAAGTTTGGGATTGCCATTGGCATCACAAGAGATGGAAGTGACAATACGGTCCAACTGTTTAACCACGATCCTGTACTGCACCGGTGATATGCCATCTTCCACTATGGTAAGTGTCTCGGAAGCAATTATCGCGTTGGGTACATTGTCACCAGTGACCTTAACGGCTACCACACCGGCATGCACCGGAGAAGCAATCATATGGCTGTATACTACAGAATACGGCTGGAAGCTGCCTCCTACAATGCGTCCCCACTGGTATTTCGGGTTATCGACATTGTTTACCACAGCTTCGAGCGTGATCGTAGCCGGCTCATAAGTCCCGTCAGGAAGCTTATGGAACACCCGTTCCCCCGGCAGGATTGATACTGTAGGGGTACGGGGAATTCTTTTTAAAACAACACTACCTCTCGATCTCATAATTAATTAGAAGTATCTGACGCTTCAATTTCAAGATTCAAATTATCGCTTTTAGCTTTATTGAAATCGTCGTTTGTAGTCTTGAAGGAATTGTTCTGTAGTTTAGAGCCTCCAGTACCATTTATATAATCAGAACCATTCATCAATGCAAAAGCAAACCATTTGAATTGAGTGGCTTCCACCCTTGAATCCCTATGTACAACTCTTACCGTAGTGATTATTCCGTTTTCCTCATCTAATACTCCTTCAAACTGAGTGTCATATGAAAAATCCATTACGTAAGGGTCTGATCTGTCCTCTACTGGTACAAAAGCAGAGTATTGCTCTGCTCCGTTTATGATAAACTTAGCGACAAGTACGCCACGAGTGTCAACATCAGAACTTCTAATGATTAAAGGATTGGTTTTACTTTCAATCTCTTCAAGTCCATCAACAGTACCATCGGTATCATTAGGTGCTACCCAATACCAGCTTACGTTAAAATTAGAAATGGGATCACCTCCTTTTTCCAATTTGGCAGTAGCTTGTATTTCTGTGATAGATGCATCGAATACAGGAGGATCAAGTGCAATATATCCCAAATATGTAGCTTCTGATCCCGAGTCCCTGCTTACTTCAATAGTAGCAGATACATTCTCATTAATACCATCAATATTTACTACAGCAGTACAGGATATTAATTTAAAACTTGTCATATCAAGAGCCAAATTCGCCTTGATTGTAAGACATGGAATTTGAACACTTCCATAAGATACCGTTTGTGTAAGATCAAAACGCCCATCCGAATCCGAAATAAGTACGCCGTCATAACGCCATTCAACACTTACAAATTCAGAGATAAAATCTGAATATCTCGAATACTGGGCCAATGGATATACTTTCGGATGATTACCTTCCTGAGTCCAATCATCATTGACCATATTTCCAGTAACAGTCTGTTTCAAAGGACGGCCTCCTTCGGTAAACAACTGCATGGATAACATTCCTGTATTTCTTATTCTCCTTAGTACTACACTACCTCTTGCTGTTCCCATAAAAACTCCTTTCTGTTATTTATACTTTAATTCCATTCTCTTTTCTGAAGTTCCCGTAATGCCTGCGTGGTATTCATCGCAGTAGCACCAAGTTCCTCAATCACTTTGTCAACGTCATCACCGAGCTTTTTAAGTTCATCCTCGATCAACACCACTGTCGTTGCATTCTGACGGCATGCAGATTCTGAGGTGATAAGCCCTTTTTCAAGGGCTGTCTTTCTGTCTATAAATATGTATCTTGCCATAATTTTTGATTTTTGTTATACGGGGATAAATTCTGATCCATTCCCCATTACCATTGATATCTTATTTTCTGTTTCCGCTTTATCTGATAGTCTATCGGCGGAAGTGGAACCTTCGAAATCCCATTTATGAATGAGAGTATCATCTTGATATATTTCAATTAAAGAAACGATACGCTCACTTTCAACATAAAATTGATTATTTTCAGAATTACCGACATTAACAGCAGGGGTATATTCTATACCATTAATAACGACTATAGAAGTTTCTAAAGAATCTCCTATAGTAAACTCCACTCGATGAGGATAACTACCAGAAAATGTTTTATCGACGTAGTATATTACACCACCGAATATAATTCCATATTTAAGATTTCCAGATGCAGCTAAAGTAGAATATACTCCGTAACCATTTAATCTAATAGAATATCGCCTATTGGAAGTCACAATGCAGGCAGCATCTTCAAATACAAATCTCATTCCCGCTTTTATTTCTTCTAAATTATCAATAGGAGCGGAAGAATAACCAGCTAATCCATACTTCACATGCTCCATCCCTTCAACCACGTCCGGTTCTACCTCCTGCACACCCAATCCGATATCATCAGCATCCAAAAGAACATTCATGCCCTTCAAGCCATTGCCCCAATCTGCGGAGAAGTATCTTTCCGGATTATCAAGAGTGCCTATTCCGGCAACGTCCACCTGTATCCAAGCGGGGAATAACTTCACATTGTTTGGGATAGAAATCACATCGGAGTCATCGCCATAAGGAGTTACTACTTTGACGTTATATGCCGGCATTTCGGAAGTAAGAGCGAATTCATGATTGATCGTCTTTCCTTGCACGTCCGGCCGGTAACCTTCCGGCAATTGGATGGCTTCCGAGGCTACTTCAATGTCCGGTGCGGATGGGATGAAGTGGGGGGTATATGAAGGCATGGACGGCAACACTGTTTCACCATACAGGAGACGGACATTCTTGAACTGAACTGTGTTGCCGGCAGTAGAACCAGCCAATCCTGCATAAATAAACAGTGTGATTATTGGATCATCATCTGGTATGTATTTATCATTAATAGTAAGAATTATACTTTTATTATTTTGCGTAATAACACCAGTATTAGATATCTGCGATAATGCACCTCCTATATTTTGTTGAATTAAAATTGTATATTTAGTTCCTTCACCTTTCAAATTAATAACATCATCAACAGTAATCGTGTATTTCCCACCGACAGTTAATTTATTTTGTATCAGAATCCCAATTCTTCCACTTGAACTTTCCCCTGCTTCGACAGTCAACTCATCAATGTCCTTGCCAAGCACATTCCAAGCGTACCCGCCTTCAAGGAGTTGGACGTTACTGTACTTGACAGAGTTACCGGCAGTAGTATTCTCTTTTCCTGCGTAAAGAATTAAACATACAGGCTCTCCAACTGGATCATATTTATCATTAACCGTAAAAACATGAATTTTATAACTTGAATTTAACTTAGTACTTGATGCAACAATTGCATTCCCCTGCTTTAAATTAATTAAATATTCATCTGATTCTCCTATGAGATTTTCCATACCATCAACCTTAACTGTTATTTTTTTACCCACAGATAAGGCTTTTGATATTTGAATTTCTTTGTAATAATTATTGTTTGACACAGGAGCAGTAACTACCACCTCTTCCGTATCCCCTTCAAGCAGATTGTAGTTGTAGTCTTCGGTGATCTGGATGTCGTAGATGTAAAGAGGAATAACGTTTTCATAACTACATGACATATGAGAGATTGTCTTATTTGCATTAGAAGTTAAAATAAGTTCCTTTTTAACTTTATATCCGCCTATCATATATGATTTTTCTGATGTACCATCAGTGTATTTTATAGAAAGATAGAACCCTCTTTTTGATTCGGAGTCGTATTTCCCAGATACGCGAAGTGTATATACCGTATTCTCTTTAAATGCTATTTTACCTGAAAACAAATCCCCCTCTGCTGGACCTCCTGCATATGTACGTAGTGGAATAGGATTCGGTATACATATATACTTCCCGTCCGCATCTTCTCCCTCCGTTACTACACCGGGCTGAACCTCATCGTTCAGATCGAGGAAGTATTGCTTGGCAAGCATATTGCGCGGATAGTCGGCTATCTTGTCAAGCTCCTCCTGCAAGTACTCATTGCGGACATCCGTCAAATTCTGACGACAGTCCTGTACCTTGCAGACGTAATTGTTCAGAGAACCTATCTTCAAACTGGAGGAAGGGACTTGCAGTTCACGAAGGTTGTGCCCGACATAATCGGTAATCAGATTCTCCTGTCCGTTTTCTTTCTTGTACCACCAGAAGGCTGCCGGTATGATAGTATTTCCTGAATACAGGTCGGCGGATAGGGTCATGTACTTCAAGTTGGAAAGGGGATTGTATTTTGTCCCTCTTAGAGTTTCCGTTTTGAGTACAATCGGTGAAGAAGCTGATACGCTGGAAGATAATACTACAGTGCCCCAAAAGGAAACTTTCCTGCGCACTTTTCCATTTACAATATCTGCATAGTTTGCCGCAAAAAACAGTGCAATAGGATTATCCGAGTTTACATTCTTATATATTGTTATTCTTCCCCTGTTATTTGTGTCAGAAGAATAATCTATCTTATAATGTATACTTGTCGGTGATATTACATTTGAGTCTTTATTACCGTTCTCATACCACTTTATATCCGTGATGTACCGGTTTACTATTCCGTCCTCAATCATTCCTGATGGGTCTGTGATGCTGCATACAGGAAGTACCGCCGTAGGGCGTATGCGTCTGTCAGGGGTATAGATTTTGTTATTAGCATCATACTCCTGCGTTAATGTTCCCTCCACGACATCCATTGAGAATTGGGTGCGCAACGGGGAGTAAACTCTGTTTAATACTGCCATATATATTTGTTTTTTATGTTTATTATTTAATAAGTCAAAGGTTGATTAAACCGTATTTTTCTTACAATTGTAGTCGGCTTTCCGATATTTATTGAAGATTCCCAATCAGAAGCATTGGAAAGCCGATAATCGTTGGCAGATGGTCTCTTTATCTCGATCAAACGTATCTTTTCACCTGTCCTTTTTCTCTTTAATGTTTTTAATTCCATGACTTATATTTTTTAAATTAGTTTCATCTCTTCCCTCACCTTTACCGTGCCTATGGTGGCTTCACATATGAACTTTACAGAATTGGTAGGAACATCGCCTTCTGTAATGTGCACGCTTTCACGGGCGGATGAGTTTTTATCATTCCATATAGCGTCGCTTGCAATGTCAGCTAAGGATGTCCCGGATTCACGAGTCCATTCCCATCTGGTCACATCAGATGTCACGTTGTTAAAATAGCGTAGCACTTTAGCCGTCAGGGTGGTATCTATCTTATTATCGACAATAAAGTTTCCATCACTTGAGGTGATCTCCATGCGCAAGTCACCGTCGCCAAGCGTATCTTCAACGATCTTTTCCAACTGTTCTATCTTGCCGGTGAAGTACAAGCTGTTGATGAATGCCGAATAACCGGTCATGTCTACTCCGAATATCTTCAGATTATCCAGATACCCGAACTGGCATCCTATATTGTCGAAAGAGAACTCCCACCAATTGACTCCTTTGAGCATACGGATATAGGGATTTCCGCTCCCTTTGAGATATATGGAAGATTGCCTTAGTTCATTGCTTGCATTCCCGTAACTTACGAAATGCATCATTGATGCAGGTGCTATCGGGTTAGGATAGTTATCCGACGAGTCACGAAGCTTGTAACGGAACTTGCTGTTAGTAGCGGTTTCCAATATCTCCGTTATTCTGAAATAGCATGTCGAGAAGCCGGACATCCTTCTGTTGCCTATACCGTCATCATAATCCTCCGTGGCATTTCCCGATTCATAGTGGTACATGCCCATGCAGATGTCATCGATGGCAACCGTTCCTATCTCTCCCGGCTCCAACTTCAATGTGACAGTACCCGTATTAAGAGGATTGCCTTCCATATCCATGTCAGGCTCCACGGATTCTATCAATCCGCCACCGGGGGAAAGCCAAAGGTCTCCGGCTGTCACATTTACCCTGTTGAACCTTAATTCGGGAGCTTCAAGGAAACGGCGCAGTACCAATGACTCCAATTCTCCTTGACCGAGGGAGTTTATCAGACCACCGTGTCCGGTAAGGCCGGAGGCGAAGGACTTTCCGAATTGTGTACCTTGCTCGGAAACAATCATACCTTCCGATATTAACCCTTTAAGGAAGGTTATCGCTTCTTGTGCCGTATCTGGTTGGTCTTTACGGAGAAACAATTCATTCAACTCATCCAAATTTATTTTGGATGATACTTTGAATCCTATGATATTCCCCTTGTTGTCCCTTATAAATATCGTTGGATCTTCCGAGGCGTTATTTATATAGAACTCACCTTCGTTCAATCCGTCAACAGCACCGTCATAGCTCGATAATTTAGGAGGTATCGCTTTCCCTTCCTCGTTTATCCCGTTTCCGTACCAGATTCTTTTACTAATCCTCTTTTCCATAGCCTACACTCCCACATTATCAACATTTACAAATGCAGCCTTACTTCCCTTGTACTGCAGCATTTCGCCATCCTTAGGATTATCAATAATGAAGCCTACAACAGAGCTACCGGTTGCCGACTCAGGACGCCCACCGATTCCTAAAATGTCATTTATACGAGGCTCCAACCTAATAGAGAAATGAAACATTTGCCCATCTTCATACAATTGTGACATTTCCGGCACATTCCCTTCCGACCGGACGTATCCTATACCGTTCACATCAAATTTAGAAAGGCACAATATCTTATTAATAAATTCTGCATACCAATACGGCAACCCGACAGAATCACCACATTGGAGAATCATGTTCTTATAAGGGATAGAATATAATTCTTCTATTTCTTGAAATTGATTTCTGAATTGTTCATTTGATACATTAAATGATATTCCGGAAGGTTTGAATCCGGCTTCTAATCTAAAGTCGAAAACTTGCTGCTGATCTTCTATCCAAAAAATATTGTCGAAAGGGGAATTGTTATCTTTATGAGAGAACCTTATAAGGGAAGTCGCGTTTAACAAATCCGATGAAGAACATACCATAAATGGCTCACTTTTCAGGTTCTCACCCGTGCTAAATGACAGAGACAAACTATAAGTAGAATCACCATATCCTTCAAGAAGAAGGGCACAGTAATACATCTTGGTATATTCATTTACATCATATGATGAAAAATTGATTGAAACCGTACTTTCCCTTACAAGATCATGCAACACACCCGATACCGTCTCCCTGTCGTCTGCAAAAATCTGCAACAATATATGATCAGATGAATGGAATTTCTGAACATAGTCTATATCCCTTGAGAATTGGTATTTTAAAGGATTAAAGAATACGGGACATATATCACCTATCTTAATCATGTCTTTTCGTCGGTATGGGTAACGTGCAACATCACACGCACTGCAAATATAATGATTTTTATTTTATTTCATCTACTATAAGTGAATATTTTACTTCTTCGTCTTTTAATCCGTTGATCTTTGTACTTGAAACATGGCATTCGTAAACTTCATCCATATACGCAACGGATATTCTTCCTGCCCAATCAGACGGAATGTCAAGATCGCTCGTGCCAAACGATAACTCCCCAACCGTAAATAGCCTATTTTCTATGATAAGATCGGAGGTCTCTTTTATACCGTCAATCGTTACATCACTATTCCCATCGGAAGAAGCAAATACAAGGCTGTCTACTGAAGTTCCTATAAACCTTTTATTAGCTTCAAGCATGGATTTTGGCGAATACATCACATTGAACATAGTAGAAGGACTTATTACTCCGGAAATGGACGGTCCGCCATTACCTGAGCGTATCAGTTCATACTTGCTGCCATCCGAATTCAATTTGGCAGACACGAAAAAGGTATCCTTGTCACTGTCGTTGTCTGTTGTATCCTGTCCCCTTTTTTGCGCAAGGAATTCTATTCCATATGCATCAGCCCTATAAGGAGATATCAAATCAAGCGAATTATCCGTTAATGTGTTTCCTGTAACAAACTCATTAGTAAATCGGAATTCGTCACGTCCGTTTATGCTGTCATAATCCTGCTTGTCATATCCAACCTTTACCCGGGAGTAAATCAAAGAAGAGTTCACGCTATACTCAAAGTCATTAATCTGCTTTTCTATCGTCTTTACTACCTCCTTTTTATATAAACTGTCACGATGTACAAATGAAAGCGTTTTCTCGCCAATTACAGGAACAAAACCGAACATGGAATTCATCCATTCTGCAAATTTGGTATAGGATGTGTATATCTTTGCACCATTCAAGCCTCGTATGCTTTCAGCCGGCACAAGCAATGCTGTGTCTAAACGATCATCCACACCAGTCTCTATGCTTCCTGCTATTTCTCCTTCATTACCGCTCATGCTGTCGAGCAAACGGTTAAGCAAATTAATAGGCCTAACAATATCAATATTGACGAAATTGTCATTGCGCTCTTTCCACTTCACAGATATAGATTTCTCTGCAAATAGAACTGTATATTTCTCTTTTTTTGAATAAATACCAAGCGAAAGAACATCATCCTTATTTAGGGAAAGTGTTATATCAACATTTATCTTTGTATGATTTGTACCATCATTATTCCATCTTAAGTCATTAAATACAACCCCATTCTTGAACAATATTATTCTCGTATTATCCGAAGCTGATACATAAGCCAAAAAATCGATATTTATACTTAAATCAAATGTCACACTTTTCTTAGCTTTTAGGAAACCGGAGTAAACTGAAACATTACCCGGATCTACGTCTGAAACTTCAAATGAATTATTGGTGTATACTTCTGAAGAAGTCATATATAATGGAATTGCTTCATATCCTACCCCATCGAAAGACAGTGTTACATCACTGCTGTTTTCAACTGAATCTCCAACAACAACCCAGTTAACAGTATTGAGCATATCAAGCCTGTCATAATACAACTGATTCTTCTCTTTGATTTCGTCCACTAAATATTCATACTGAACCCCTTTCTTTGCCTTTATAATACTTGCAAGGCTGTTGTCTATCGCATTGATGGATATTACGTAGCCATCATCGCTTAAAGTGGAGAAATCTAATGAGCAACGGAACAGTTCACTCCAAAGCCAGCTGTTATTTCTTTTGTATACAATCACAGTGGCACTGGAATTAAGGTATTTACTACGATATTCCCTTTTGAGAAAAGAATAAGCACGATTTATAAATTCAAATTTGGTAGAAAACGATCTGACTACACCATCATAGTCATTCCTTTTATAAGAAATGGATATATCATCCCAATTTCTAAGGTCTTCACTTACATCGTGTGCATACCCGTCAACGACAAGCTCGCATTTAAAATACATACGCAACAAGCATTAGTACCGGATAACTTCATCCGGATATGGCAAAGATACAAATAAAAAGGGGAATTCCAATACATGGATTCCCTCACAGTTGCCAATTAAGCTGTCAAACAGTGAACTACACAACTGCAAACCTTCAATTATAAAAAGAAGTCAGGAAAATAAAAATATAGCCTCCATGAAGTTGCTATATAAAGAAACTTTTCGTATCTTTGCATCATGAAACGTAAGATAATAACATACGGTGGGTATTTTGAAGCATTTATTTCTACGCTTTCGGATAAAGAAATAAAAAAACTGGACTATATAATCTCTTTATTGGAATCGGAGGATAGGATACCAGTTAAGTTTATAAGGTTTCTGCGTGATGAATTGTATGAATTGCGCATGGAGTATAATAGCAATATTTACAGGGTGTTTTTCATCTTTGACGAAGGAAAGATAGTTGTCCTTTTTAATGGATTTCAGAAGAAAACTCAAAAGACACCTAATAATGAAATAGAAAAGGCATTAAAAATAAAGGAGGCATATTATGGAGAAAAACAATCATCAAATAAATGATTACAGTGCTGTTCTTGAAAGGAAATACGGGAAAAAAGGTTCTGTTGAACGGGCTAAATTCGATGAAGAGGCATACACTTTCTATACCAGCCAAATACTTGTCGAAGCAAGAAAAAAAGCAAAAATGACCCAAAGCGAGCTTGCGAGGAAAGTAGGAACGAACAAGTCCTATATCTCAAAAATAGAAAATGGTTTTATTGAGCCGGGAGTAGGATTGTTCTTACGCATCATTAACGCATTAGGACTTAAATTTGACATTGTAAAACCTATTATGTAAAAATAAGCCCGCCGAGTGAAGACCATATATCTCCAATCGGCAGGCATAATATCTCAAATATCACTTAATCAGTGGTTGCTTCTCCTATTCATAGAATCGATATCGTCACACATTCTCTTAACGAGAAAAGCGTACTCCTTAGCTGTAAAAACGTCCTTGTCTATATGCATCTTAAAGTGTCCCATGACCATGACCCTCTCACGGGTAAAATAATCACGGTCCATAACCGCAGTGGAAGCAGAATTGACGGATGTCAGTTTATCATACCTGTATTTGCTGTTTGCGGATATTGAGTTTATCCGTTGATTTATCTTTTCCTTATCGTTAATATCAACGGTGTATCCAAATGCGGAAAGCATATCACATACGTGTTTCCAATCATTTATTTTTATGAGATTAAGGCAGGCTTCCATGCAATCGATTTTTATCCTTAGATTTATAATCTCATTTTTACGTGATATCTCAGCAAGAAGCACCTTCCCTCCTATGATCGACAGGTATTCATTGATCATTTGTTTTGCCGCATAAGAAAGATCATCTTGTTTATGACTCCCATTTACAACTAAAGCGTTCAAGTTGCCGCAAAATACCTCTATGAACTTTCCTACAGATATCTGATCCAAATCTTTATAATACATAGTTACGTACTTTTTTATAGCCTGCTTGCAATACTATGCCATTCCGCGTTCTTTGACAGATTCTTCAAGTGCTTTGACAAGTTCCTTGTTTCCACTATCAAAGAATCTGTTTTCTTCTCGAGACGGCTATAGTCGTTGTTTACATTTACGGTAACTGGTTCCCTTTTTTTGTCGGCATTTCTCATCAACATCTCAACGTCAGAACGCATATATTTAAACGAATCAATGTTTACGATATCGGGAATTACTACAGCCCTTTGAGGAATATCCACAAGGGTAGGAACAGAAGGGGTTATATAAGTGCCCTTATCAGTTAAGATTGCCTCGTTTTTACCGCCATCCCCGACTATGGCAAGACCTCCCGGGTGATTGTCCGTTCCTTTTGCATATTTGGGAATAGGTTGAGCTACAATAGTAGCAAGTTGAACGGCACCCATAGCCGAAACAATAGCCGCAAGTACTAAATTCGGAAGAGCCTTCGTAACACCTAACGCAGTAGCAATAATTGCTTGATTTATAGAATTGGCCTTATCCCATTTAGCCTGTTTTTCTTGCAATTCTGCCTTTTTCTTTGCCAATTCTTCTTCTTTTTGGGCAGTCCTTTTCTCCGCTTCCCTTTTTCTTGCTTCTGCATCCTCTTTTGTGATAACACCTACTTCTTCAAGACGCTCGATTCTCGCTATCTCTTCATCACCGGCCTTTTCGTTAGCCTCCTGTTCTTCCTCTATCTCTTGTATTTTCCTGTCAAATATGGCTGAACTAAGCTCGGAGAAAGAATTCAATATCTCACCAACAGTCTGTATCTTTTCAGAAATACTATCCAGTTTTTTTCTCCAAGCATTTTCTGCATCCTCTGCCGCTTTTATTTCCGAATCACGCACTTTCTCATTCAAGGCTATTTCCGCTTCTGCAATCTTTTGCTGTAATTTCAATTCATCATCCGGAGAAAGGTCGGGAATCTCAAGTTGCTTTTTATACAGATCAATGGCGTTTCGCATCTGCTTTATAGCGTAACGCTCAGTTATCTCGTATTTCTTCCTCTCATACGCTTCCTTGTCAATCTCACCTTGAGTATAGCTTTTGGCCAAGATGTCAAGCTCCTCCTGCATTTGGGAACTTAATATCGCAGCCGATCCTGCTGCCGTATCCTGTGAATGTTTCAATATTTTAGCCGAATAGCTTTGCAACAAATCATTCCTTTTCTTTTCATACTTGTCAAGTATTAATAAACGTTCCTCCTGTGTAATATTGTCCTGATTCAATTCCATCTGACGCTCCAAGACAAGCAACTCCATCTTAAGATCGTATTCCTCCTTAGAATCCTTTTCTACCGATTCCAACCTGAGCTTTAATCTTTCCTTCTCTTTGTTGATATTGTATTCAAATTCATATTTATCCAGTTCACGCTGCATCTGCTCTGCAAGATTCTCCCTTGTGGCTGTCTCTTCCTCGCTATTTCCTTTTATGGCAGCAATACGTTTATTGAAAGAATATCGAATTTTAGCAAGTCCCTTCTCTAAACCGTCATCCATTAGGGAAAGTTCTGATTCTTGATAAGCCTGTTGGATTTTTAGTTTCTCCCGTGCGGCTTTCTCCAATTTGCGTTTTTCCTTATCAGTCAAAATTTTTGCCACATTACCCGATACATGAACTGACTTCAGATCAACTTCGTTCAGATCTTCTATAACGGACTCAGTTATAGAAGCAATAGCCTTTTTCCCCGATGCGACTTTAGTCAAAGTCTCTATATTTTCTTTTATTTGCTTGTTAGTTCTTTCTGTATTTTTTCTAAAATATATAAGTCCCCTCTTATTTAGTTCCTCTTCCTCTTTTTCCCTCTGCTGTATAGCTATCCGATAAGAAGAATTTTCAAACTCCAATTGACTCTGTAAGGCTTGGAGATATTCCTCTTTTGCTGCTATTGCTGCTTCATCTTGAGACATACCTTCATTTAATTTCTCTTTATATAACCGACTCATATTTTTACGATGTCTCTCTAAAATATCAGAAGTGGCCATTTCTTTTTGTGCACGAGCAACGGCAATATTATCGGATTTATCCTGTAACTGAGAATATGACTTTAATTGATCAGCAACACCTCTAATTCCTCTTGCAAAAAAATTTATCACATCTTTCATCACGCCTTTGGATTCATAAAAAGATAGCATAAATGCTTCCCATGCAGAAGACAAACTGGCTATTGCACCTTGAACATTATCACCCATTGTTTTAGCCATATCGTTCAATTCTCCCGTAACACCTGTTATTTGTTCTCTAAGAGGAACAATCTTGTCGGAAGCAGTAAGGAAAGCGTTGAAAGCGGCTACGCTACGTTTATCCGTAAGTTTAAGTGTTGTATTTAAATCTATACCTTGCTCCTTTAACTTTTGCAAACCTGCAACCAATTCCGGTAACGTTTTTACAGGACCACCAAGAGATTTAGCAAGCGCACCACCACTATCAGCAAGATTTAAAAATATATTACGTGTTGCAGTGGCGGACATAGATGCATCAAAACCAGCATCGGCCAATTTCCCAAGCAGCGCTAAAGTATCTTCTATTTGAAAATTAAAAGCTTTAGCAACTGGCCCTACTATTGGCATAGCAGTTTGTAAATAGGAAAAAGAAAGGGCACTCTTAGTAGTAGCTACGGCCATCGCAGATACATATCTTTCCGTCTCTCTGGTATCGGCATCAAACATTCTCAATGAAGCCCCTGCCAATGCAGCAGCCTCTGGAAGGTCGGCTCCTGTAGCTTGAGCAAATTTCAATATAGCTTCTGTTGATTGTAATATTTCTTTCCGTGAAAATCCTAATTTGGCTAATTCTATTTGCAAGTTGGTAGCTTCGGAAGCCGTATATTTTGTGGTAGCACCTAACCTTTGAGCATCAGCGATAAGATCTTTCATGTTTTTGGAAGTAGTTCCCAATATGGCCGCAAGCTTGCTATTCGCGGCTTCAAAATCAACTATTGAGCCTATGCCGGATTTTATAAGACCAAAAAATCTTTGTATTCCTCCAATAACAGCCTGAGCACCAACCATGCCCTTTATCATAGAACCTACTCCTATCCTTACTTCATTTAATCCACTAACAACATTTGTTTTTAAAATTCCACCGAAACCTTTTGCAACAACACCTAAATTCTTAAAAGTACGATTACCATTTTGAAGTTCAACTAAAGCGGCTTTTATTTCATTTTTATAAGAGCCAATCGCCATTTTTTGTTTTGTATAAGCATCAGAGTTAAAACGTATATATTCCGTATTTTTAGCAATTTGGTTGTTTAACATTTGCCGTATATTATTATCCTTATCTTCGGCATCTGTAACTTGAGAAACTGCAAGACGCAATAATTTATTTTGTTCTTTTGCCTCTTTTATCGAATGTACTTCTTTACCCATGAGAGCAATAGCTTCTTCTGTTGTTATTTCCAGCTTTTTCTTTTCTTGATTAAGAAGTCTTTGCTGTTTAAGCCGTTCTGTCTCTGTTTTTGACGCAGTATACTCCGCATCTGCATTTAACTTATTAGCCTTTGCTTCCTCAAGTATTTGCTTTACATTTTTCTTTGTTTGTTCTTCAATCTCTTTTAATAAAGAAGAATGCTCTTTTTGAATATCAGAGAGTTTATTCTGAGTCTCAATTAATTCTTTTAAAACCTTTTGGTAATTTTCTTGTTTATCACTAAGTTCCTGAATGGTTTTGGGCTCTATTTTTACTCCTCCTGCCAAAATTTTAGCCATGTCGGAATATGACTGTGCAGTACTATTGAATTTTGAAGTTAAATTGTCCAATTGATCTAAAGCACTCTTTGATACAATATCGGTAATTTTAAATTCATTTGCCATAACGTACGAATTTAGTACCCGGCAACATCACCGGGAATACTGCAAAGATAATAAAAATAATATTTATAATCCTATCTTGGATTCAATATTTTCCTCATTACCATGATATTACCATATAAAAACGGGATGCCTTAACAAGCATCCCATTCATTTTACTCCTTTTTCCCTTCTATCTTTTCCCTAAATTCCCATAAATGCTCAATATATGGGTGAAAGGTGTTATTCTCCCAATGCTTCGATATCGTAGCGATATGGCTTTCAATAAAATACTCACAATCGAGTATGTTTATACATTTACTTAATTGATACGGAGAAGCCGGATACGTTTTGTTTTCAAGCATATCCTTTGCCCATGCGAGTAATTCCTGTACGGAATTGTAGTCATAATTATGTGCCATCAATCTATTATTGTAGTATATCCACACTCACATTTTACCTCACAACCAGTTACTGTTATGATAGATTCCCACACCAAAGGTTTTCCACATTTAGGACAGTGCGTGATATCTTTATTATCTCTGTCCAGATACATTATAATTAAGTCATTTACAATTTCAGATGCTTCAACACCTAAATGCTTTGAGTAAAATGCAAGCCGTTCGAAAGCCTGCGGTGACAATGTTACATTGCCTGTTTTTTCTTCTGACATATCTTATAAATTAATTTGATCCTCTATGGCTTGTTTTAAAGTAAAATCCTTTTTAGGATAAATACCAGCTCCCAACCCTGTGCGTAGATTTACACTGTAGAAGTGCTCATCCTGCATGATAATAGCATTAGGATACTCCGGTATATAATAATCAACTATAGCTTCTTCCGGAGCTTCCTCCATCTCGTTTTCCATATAGGACGGAACAGCTATTTCACATTCCACAATGTCCAATCTGCAATCTAATGCAGTTGCTATTTTTGATAAGACATCTATTCCCGTACTATATTTGCCCGATTCTATACGGGCAATATGTCCCGATCCAATGCCCGTAAGTGAGCATAACTTGGACTGAGATATACCTTTCGATTTACGTATCTCAGAGATACGCTTTCCTATTCTCTCTCTATCATTCATATTATTATAATATATTATTATCCTCCCACATAAGATAATCACAATACCATATAGCGGCAGGTTTTATTATCTCCTCTTTAATCATTTCTCTATCATAATTTTTATCTAAAGTAGCACAATAATGCAAAGCTGCTACCATCTGTTCTTTTATGCCTAATTTATTGGTATAAGAAAACTTGTAGGTAAGCACATCTTCATTTAGTACCACATCTTCCCTGCCGAATATCTCTATTACACTCGCAGATCGAGTGTGAAATATCACGTTCCTTCCCTCTAACTTATCTTCATCGCTCGTATGTGCGTCAAGAAAAGCAAATTCAGGCAGCGTCAAGTTAACCATTTTCATAATAATATGCCCGTCATGCCGATAGCGCAGCTATTAGTTAGTTCATTCTGTTTCTGCCGCATCTACCATTTTCGTGTATATCGGCAAATGTATCCTGTTTTTCAACTACAACAGGATCTCTGAAATTAGAGCCAGTAAAGCAGATATTAGCTGCATTTTTCAGCGCTTCAATTTCATTTCGTGCTTTTACAACGAGATTTCCGGCACCACCTACCTTTTTATCGTAGGTGACATTATAGTATTTGACAGTTTGATTCAAATCAGATTTTGGAGAATCAGAAGCCTTTATTTTATCAATAGCTTCTAAAATTATAGCAGATGCAACTTTATCACGAGTCTTATCATAGATAACACTCTGATTTTCGAAATCAAATTCATAGCTCTCAGAAGTTTTAAGGTTCCGACCACCTTCAATGATATTCTCTCTAATCATAAAGGAGATATTCAATCCCCTTTCTTGAGCAATACCTTTTGCTACCTCTACTACCTCATCGATAGTAGTTGCAGTTGCGGTTTCTTTCTCTTCTGATTTGACAGATTCTGCTTCCTTTTGATTTTTAACAGCTAATATCGCATCAATAACTTCTTCTGTTAATGCCTTACAAGCCTGAGCGCAATCTTCAAGTTTTTTGTAATCCATGAAAGATGGTTCTTTGATGTGCTTCAATCCATTGAATTCAATTTCTTCAAGGATTGATTCGCGAGTGCATGAAGTAGATACAGTTATGACTTTGCGCCCGTTAACTGTTACTGTGATGAATCGTCTCTCTTCGTTTTTTACGATCTCAATTTCTTGATTGTTGCTTAATGTAGTTTTCATAATTTTATGCCGCTTATCCGTTGCCGCCGGTTCTATTGTTATTTTGATAATGCAAAGATAGAAAAAATTTCAATTATTGCAAAATATTACAGTAAGAATTTTCATGAAAAATATTTAAAAAAAGCCACGATCCGTTAAGAACCGAGGAATGCCACATAAATTATATTTTATTTGAGTGTTGGTTCATCTGAGATGAGATCAGGTGGAACAGTTCTAACATTATCCCTATTTGCAATCATCCAATCATTAGATACTTCTCTTCTATAGCATTCTTTATAAAAACATTCAAATAGTTTCCATATGGATACCTCAATAGTTCCCTCTATATACTCAGCTTGATTATCGGTATACCACCAATCAATTGGAAAATCTTCTTTTACTATATACCCTTTATATTTTACTTCACAATATTTATCTTTGATAGTATAATCTATATTATCGAATGTTATAGCATGTACCAATGCTCTTTTCTCGTAACATAGACGGATGTATATTTTAAATAGTTCTTCCATACATGTTATAATGTTACATCAAGTTTAAAGCCAATCAATGCCAGCAATTCATTGAATTTTTCTTTGTACCAAAGTGGTTGCGTTTCTTTGGGATTATTAGGGTTTATTTGGTTCTCACCATACGGAATCCCGGATTCAGTTATGGATTTGAAATATTTATCCTTGCCCTTTGATGAGTTTCTTTTAATTTCGCATAAGAATCCTTTCTGAATCGCTCTTTGATTAAACGCTTGTGCACTGATGGACAAACCCGTTTCTTTGAGCAATTCAGTAGCCGATTTTAGTATTCCGTGTGATGGGGTGTAGTCGGGAAGTGGCAATCCAAGAGGTGCAGCTATACTCTTTGCCAGCATCAATTTAGATGTATCGTTTAAATTAAGCGTCTTTATAAGCCATGTAGCAACCTTCATTTTGTCGGAGATGGTTGGCTGTTTCACTTCTGTTTTTACCGAACTGATTATCGGTTCAGCTTTCCCGGTTTCCAACGCATTCCAACGAAGGACTAACTTAGCCCTTGTTTCATCATTGAACTTGGAAGCAATGTACATGCACTCTTGATAGTTTAATTCATAACAAGGTAAAGCCCTGCCTGTTGAATCCCTGTATTCACTGAGGGAAAATTTTCCCTCAGTAACTTTCTCCCATGCCGGTTCCATTGCACGGATAGCCTTTAACACATCATTGTGTTGTTTACCTGCGAGCTCTGCTATTTCAAGAGAGCTCATAGTATGTTTTGATAAAATTAAATCTGACATTGTTATAAAGGGTATTTTGAATATTTTAGGGGAAGATTAAACGGATTGAACACTTTACTGATTAAAGACAATTTAGAAGAATTATTTAGATTAAGAACTTCACTTACACCTTTTACCCATTCAAGACTTACCCTAACTTTAGTTGTTAGTGATGGTTCACGTTTGGGTTTGTTCTGGTTTTCGATTACTTTCCGGACGCTTTGGTGGAATACTTGGCGATAAACCTCAAACACAGGGCGAACTTTACGAGCAATGAAAAATTCCATGCAAGAAACGGTAAGGTAATAATCAATTCGTCTTGAATACCCAATTCCGTTTTGACATTCCACTTTTTGGGTGACTGCCTGATAATCAATATCTTCAATAAACTTATCTTTAAGTTCATTTACAGCTTTATGCTTGTCTTGATATACAAGCATCCACACCTCATCAAAATTGATTGGAAACTCGTCATCGGACTGTGACAACTTTAACACTGCGTTGAAATACGCCTTGATTTCGCTTTCGCTACTCTCCTTTGATAAAATTAAATCTGCCATAATTATAATTATTATTCAATGTAATCATATTCTTTTATTATTTTCATGCAAATGCAGTTACTTTACATCAAGCATATACTCTTCTATTCTGAACGCAATGTAAAACATGCGATCAAGCATTTCATCATCAGAATCACTTAAGTCGTATTTACGGTCTGACCATACAATTTCTTTTGCCAATTTTAATGCGGCCATCCGAACGGGATTTACATTGCCTTCTTCTGTATCCATTTTACTATCTTGTAGCCAAAAGACGAAAAATAAAAAGGGACAATGGAAAGAGTGCTTGTTGTGGCTGTCCGCATCTCAATCCAAAGTCCCATAAATATCTTCCTTACATATCACTGACAGCCACGAAAGAGATATTGCATGCACAAATATATGGTATTTAAAACCTATCTTAAAATGTAAGTAATATTAACCAATAGAATACGATAGAATACGCGCTTTTAAAAATGTTGTTATTTAGAAAATTCTAAATAACATTGTTGTGCGTAAAATTATTCAATTGTCCTGTTTCTCTTATTGGAAAATTATACACCTCGTGTTTTTTCTGACACAAAGCAAAAATACTGTTCTAAAACTCCATTATTACGGATAAATATACTCTATTAAAATTCCATTACAAAAGTCCTTTTCTCTATCAAAATGGATCGTGCCATCATTGTATTTATAAAGAACAAAAACACATTTTTCCATTTTAGCGGCTTTTTTAGCCAACTCCCGCATGGCTGTCAGATTCTTGTATTTCTTATTACCCTCGCAAAAACATCCCATTATAATCCAAATTTAGAAAAATAGCTTTTCAATGCCGGTTCAAGAAAATATTCGATAAAATGTTTCCTTGACACAGTACCAATCTTTAATATCGCACTTCCATATTTACGTTCCACATCGTCTCCAAACGGAGTGCCCTGAGTGGATATCCTAACCCCGTCACTTATGGGAATGGCAGTTATAGAATCATAAAAGTCACCCTTTATAATCAAATTAGGCGTTTTTTCATCCCTTGCAGGAAGATCAAGCAAGAACGATGGTTTTGGCGGTTTTATTTTTTTCTTCCACATCATATAACTTTTCGCCTTATTTTGCCAATGTCCCGCCTCTTCCGATTTAAAATAAGGATCGTTGAGATAAGTCGGGCGCAACGGTTTATCATTCCCGTTTACTCCAGAATAAAGCTGCTCTTTTATCAACTCTTCTAACATATCCTTATTCTCGACAATGGTATCTTTAACGACCTTATTAAATCCATCTGCAAATAATGCAAATGCTTCTGCCGCTTCTTTTACTGTAGCCATACAATCATATTAAAAAGGGGAAGATCAAAACCTTCCCCTACCCTTTAAACCAACAGATCGCCATTCTCTGTATCCTGTTTCTGCTTATTCTTCTGATGTATCTTGTCATATATATCGGACAATATCTTTTCTCTTTCGAACTCCTCCCTGTCTTTGAAATACAACTTTTTGTGAACATCAACAAAGTCTTTCTTTTTCCACTTCAAGACTTCACTATCGAAAAAATTAACGCCCTCTACTATCATGACCACTGTTCTATTCCTGTGATACCATTAGTCTGCAAAACAGAAGGAGATTTCAATGATATTGCTCCACCGCCAGAAGCCGCAGTCACAACAAGATCTCCATCCTCATACGTCACAGAAGTGACCCCGTTCAGTACTTTGGAAGCATTTTCTCCTGTAAGCATATCTTTGTAATATGAAGTAATGTTCAGCCGTCCGAAATGCTCAATAAGCCTGTACTTATTGTCTCCGGTTGACATGAATTCAACATATACAAGTCCTTTCAATGCTTCTACAATGTCAAACTTACATACCCTTACATCTGCGTTCTTCACGTATTTTTCGTAATCTTTGAACATGGTGGCTATTGTAAGGTTGGCCTCGGTGCCGGAAGAGTCCCAATCTTGCCCGCCCGGATATATTCCGGACAGGGGAATACCGGCCAGCGTGTCAGTACCGTCATTCTCTCCATACAGAATATTGTTCGCATCTACAAAATATGCGTCGAATGCAATTCCTTTTGCGGCCATTATATTAGCCTTAAGGGTAGCATCATAATCCTGAAGCGTCCACACGTCATTTTTTGCAGAATATCCCGTTACCTTGTTAGGCCCATAGCCATTAGCGGAAGTCTGTGCTTCCCCTCCGGACGGAGCATATTCCACAATCGTCTTGATCGGGTATATTCTTTCCGGACGATCCGCATGACACGCGGCCTCAATACTTTCAGGAGTCAAATCTTTCGGGAGCTTGTACCCGTGAATAGTTAAAATGATAGCTTTTATCTTATCAGGGTCAAGAATACACTTTGAGTTTCCAGTGTTAAATCTGGAAGTTCCCGGACATTCTCTATAATCGTTCGCCATAACATTTTCTTGTTTTTAAAGTTAATTCTAAATTCTCAATATCAATCCCATCGATAAAATCCTTAAAGGGCTTTTTATCCGACCCATATACTCCAACTCTGCCATATCTGTAATTCTCAGAATATACATGAGGAATCGCACCATCATAAACCGATTCTATGTTGCCGTCTTTATTTATCTCATCTATCAGAATGTCATAAATAGGACGCAACACTGCCGCAAATGAAAACTCTTCACGCTGTTCGTTTGTATACTCCTTTCTTGTATTGACACATATAAGCAAGTTCAAAGATACCGACCGCTTTTTCCCACGATCCTCCTTATAGGGGGAATAAAGACACACAATAGGGAATTTAAGCTTGCTTGTATCCGGATTACGGGACCATAATGTCAACTGGTCGGATATATAATCCCAATCCCCGAACATATAGGAAACATTGTTTCCGTATCTTTTCGAGACACGATTGACAATCTCCCTGAATATTTCATTGATAGAAATCATACGCCAAACCAATTTATTTTTTTAAGCATACTTCCATCAAAGCAAAAGCCGTCATACGCCTGTTTGCTTTTCAGAAAATCATAAACTTCATGATTCATTTCAACCATGTCATTCCATGCCGGGATGATGACCTTATTTATATCAGCCTTGTTCTCACTCTTTGCGTCAACAACGCCAGAATCCTGTACGGATATTCCGCTCCGTTGTACATATTTAAAAAATACGTAATTGGCAACGGCGCTGTTTCCCTTCTCTGATAAAAGATTCTTAAGATCATCCCATTTGCTTATTGGCTCTTTAGGATCAGAAAGATAGGCGATGAAATCAAGGTACATATTCCTGCCTAATATTCGAAGAAGGTATTCCTTTTCATACTTCTGCATGAAGCTTTCAAAATAGAATTCGTTGGCATCATTAGTTATACTACTTGCACCGGTAGGAAAATTCATCCCCTCTATGGCGATAGGTCCTATGAAATATGTACCGTCAATCAACATCACTTGTTCTTTTTATCTAATGAGAAAGCTTCTTCACATTTTAATTCTTTCGCATCTGCGAGAAGTTCGGGAGTAGGTGAAATTTTACCCTCTCTTACAAACTTTGCCGCCAGAGCCATACCGATCTCCACCTCATCATCTTTCTTATAGAATGACGCGTCCTTGATAAACGTCACCTTGTAACGTTTGACCAGATTAAAGTTATATCCTTTTGCCATTGTTATGCTGCTGCTACGGAAGGCTTGATAGCCTCCATTACTGTTTTAAATTTATCTTTTACGAAAGCTGTCTTATACTGAGACTTGATATAGCACATCAGACGCTTTTCCGCGATGGTAGTGACTATGTTCTTTCTGAAATCGTCGTTCTCCCAACCTACGGTAATGGACAACGCCCACAAATCCCTGATATTCAAATATCCGAAATCACCCATTATGAAGTCACCTGCAGTAATTGCGGTAGAAGTAACCACCTGCAATCCTTGTATGAGCTCATCTCCGATGCGGAAAGGACGAAGATATCCTCCATTTGCATCCTTCGCCAATTGCATCTGCGCATAGTCAACAGGGTTCATCAAAACCAAATTGGGACGATATGCCATTTCACTAACCGATACGATCTGAGTGTATGCGGCAACCAACGCATCAAATTCGTTAGGACTTTCTACCTTAAGAGACGTAAGCGAGAATGCCGGCATATCCGAGGCCACTCCTTTTATTTCCCCGTCAGCACCGGTTCCGTCAAGAATGCCTTTTTCTTCCTTGATACCAAGTTTGTTAATCATTTCAGCCTTCACCTCATTGACGAAATTCGGGAAATCAGAAAGTGTTTCTTCGGTAAACTTGGAAGCAATTGCCACCTTTCTTGCGGTAACGGTCTTCTCTGTCAAAGTAGCATCCATCAATGGTTTCAGGGACCCTTCTCCAACCCAAGCTGCGTCTCCGTCCTTAGAAACATATTCAGCATATACAAGTGAGCGGCTTGAAGTCGTGGCTACATTCGCGTACTGACGGATAATCGTCTGGCTGCGAGGATCGACAGAAAGAACAGGATCAACTTCCAAGCCATAATGCGGAGCAAGAGAACCGCTTGCAATTGTGGCAGCCGTTCCTTTTGTATTCATGACTAAATTCAACTGAAGCTTGTTGCCCGGTGATTTCATACAGGCCTCTTTCAAGTTGAGCGTCTGTATTTCATGACCGTCTTTCTTCTCTGTAGAAATATAGCTTTTCAATTGCTCATTCAATTGCTCTTCAACGGACTTCACTCCCAATTCGCCATTTGATTTCACAACAGTAGCCGCCTTGATACGGACTAAGGAATCACTGATTTCCTGCATTTTCTTTTCGAAAGTGTCCTGATCGGTAAATCCTTTCAAGCTTTTCTTGCACTCGTCTACCTCCTTCACAGTATCGTCGATACTCTTTCTGAAATCTTCCATTTTGATTTCATCCGTAAGGAAGCTTTTCACCTTTGCATCGAAGGAATCGCCCAACAATTCATCAAGCTGCTCCCATCTTTTCTTGTCTTCTTCGGACATGTTTTTCATGTCCATGAGTTCTAAAATTCCAAACTTCATACATTTTTTCTTTTAAAGTCAAACATCGATTTTTCATGCTTGCCGGCTTCCTTATCGAGTGGATGAATCTGGTGATCATCCGGCTCAAATACAGCAAGTGACATTGCCTTAGATATCATTTTTTGTAATTTTTGTTGTTTTGATATGTTCATACCTGAACAGAAAGAGGATATCTCGTCCGCCAATTTCTTATATTCAGCTTCAACATCCTTTATTGATTTCAATCCCAGATACTCAGTATCCCCGTTGGCCCCAATGGAAACCACTGAAAATTCATAGAGCTTGACTTCTTTGACAATAAGGCAGCCACGCTCATCATCCCATTCGCATTTTTCCCACACGTATTGAAATCCTATAGAAAATTGATTTAATGTTCCTGATTCCAACTGGGTGATGGCTTGATTACCGCGAGGGACATCATCCACATATGCCTCGAAATAAAGCCCTCTGTCGTCTTCCCGTAACACGGTAGGGAAACCTATAGGCTCATCCATGTTATGCATCCAAAGGAAGATTATCTTGTCATTCGCGCTGCTTTCAGGGCCACGTTCCTGTATGCTCTTTGCAAAGCATCCCTTGACAAGCATGTCTCCTGCCTTATCGACATTGCCAAATATTGCAGCATACCCGGAAATCACCCTTTTTTCAGAATCGTAGGTTATATCTTTCTGGTCAATGCAAAATTTCTTAAATTGAAGTCCTATTTTACTTTTGTATTTATTCATCTTTGCTTTCCTCCTTACCGTTATTTTCACTATTATCGGAAATCCTTCCTTTTAACTCGCCTTTCGGTTTATCCGGGTCTATGTCTATGTATTTTGCGATCTCCATCCTTGCTTCTTCTACAGTCAACAATCCTTTGGAAACCATATTTATATAAGCGGAAGACACCTTTACAAGCACGTCAGATTCATCTTTCTTGCTGCTTTGCAAGCATGCAATGTGGCTATAGTCTAACTTTATAATGGCTCCTTTTGGGCAGATATTATTAGTAATCACTTCAGCAATCTTCAAGGAATCAGGGATCACAAGGTCTTGATAACTGGAACGTTTTGCAGCCTCATAATTTTCGTACTTAGGCTCTGAAAAAAGGGAATGATTAACACCTATGGCATTGCATATTTTTGCCTCACACCTGGCATCTTCTTCATGCAGCTTCAATTGCCCGGAATCGTAATCAAGAGGTATCCATTTTACTTTTGCCTTTGTCACGAGAATAGGGTACTTCCTTAACAGGCCATATTCTTTTTTAAAACTATCCTCTATCTCTTCTTTGTCGTTTGGGTCAAGGGCTGAATTACCGTAATTATCTTCATAATCGCTATGTATGATCCCCTTTGGCCCGCCCTCTACAATAAGCCTGTGGCTGGCAGACATAGCGGAAATCCAATTATTTACAGGCATTGATAAAGAGTCGGTAGGAGTATCAAAAGATATGTCCACACCAATCCCGTTAACCCTTACGGAAGAATCATATATAACGAAATACTCATATTCTTCAAGAGGAATATTATTGTTTATCCATGATATGTAAGCCTTGTCTACCACCCCGTCGAATTCCGTCTGCTCAAATAAATTTCCGGAAGATACCATGTGAAAAGTTTGTGGAGGTATCACCCACATGGCCTTAGGGAGAGCTCCCTTGATTCCTCTTGCTGTATATATGGGGCAATAGCCAAACAGTTTCAGAGAAATATATATGTCTTTCAGGAAGCCGGAACGGTTCTGCAAAGGGTTAGGCTTGTTGAGTAAATCGCGTATCTCTTGATACATAGGCCTTTCGTTGTCTTTTGAATCGACGACATAGACATTCCCGTTCGCGAACATCGAACCAATACGGTATATTACTGTAGAAAGAGGGGTACAGACTTGTAGTGCAGCCGCCTTATCAGAGTCATTGGTCATGTCGTAATCAATACGAGGCATGCCTCTTCTATTAAAGAGATCGCTTAGATACCAGTAATTCCCTTTGATGTCCTGTTCGACATACCGCACGGAATTTCTCATATCCGGAACATAACTTTTCTTTCCCTTAAAGAACTGTTTAATACCCATATAAAAAAGAATGATTATCTACATAGATAATCATTCTCCCCGCGCGGCAGTCATTACGTCCTTATTTAAAGTTCTACTTTAATAGTTCCGTGCTACTTAACACGGAGACAATGAATTATCAATTGCAAATATATTGTATTTTTTTATTTATTCAAAATAAAAACAGGATTTTATTTGTATGACGGCAATCTGTATTTTCTATACGCGTAATTTGCAAGAGAACACACGGAATACATTGCAGATATATCAATTGCCGCCGGGTAATCAAGAACACTGTTGATAAAGGAATTAATACCGGGAAGGGATTCATAGTTTCCCGGAAAACGGATGAGACTTTTCATCAGTTCCTTGTTTGCTTCTATCTTGCCATCCTTGTCTCCGTTTTCCGGAATGACCCACATCCGGAACCTCTCCCGTATCCTTGCAAGCAAATCCCCTTGCGACTTTCCACATTCACATACAATTTTCACAGGATCAAACCCGATCATTTTATTCATGAATTCCGTCTCATCGAAATTGTCTGAATATTGTACGTCACATATATCCACATAAGAGTTTACCATGCAAAATATAGCAGTAATACGCCCCTTGACATGAACGAGATATACAATCTTCTCGCCAGAGACATTGCCTTGAGCGTAAAAAAGCATCTTCCCCTCCTTTATCGTGCTTCTCTTTCTTCTAAGGGAAAATCGAATAAATTCATCCTTAAATACATCTGCGCACACATAACGCAGCGTATCGGTAATATGACCGAATTCCTCATAGGACTGCCCTGTCTCCTTATTCGTTACCCGCTTTTTCAGGATTGTTCCATTTACATCCTTTTTGACATTCTCATAATCACGTATGGATTTGGTACAAGAATCGTCTATCCCGATAGAAATTCCATATATGTTTGAAGATAATATCGAATTTATAAATTCACCCGACAAGGCGACCGGAGGATTTGACGAAGGAACGCAATCCTCCACTCTGAAAGAATACTCCAAACCTTCTATGAATTTATCCAGAAATGATCTTTTCTCTTCGTCTATCGTGTTTCCAGCCTTCGTACTCGCATCACCGTGAAGAAATACCACATCTTTATAACCTACCTCTTCAAGCCACAGCCTTGCCATTTCCGATGCTTTTGTAACTGTATTAAAAGGATCTTCCGCACATATCTCATGTATCTGACGTATAGCAAGTCCCTCTACTTGAAAAAACGACATGGAAATATATGGAAGAACGTTATTGTCTATTGATATATGAACAGGAAGCCCATAGGTATATGGGAAATTGCCTCTGTGCTTGCCCCCGTCAAAGGCATGAAGAAACTCGCCACCTGTTTTTATGCTTCCCCAATCTCCAAGAGCATAAATACGGTAGTAATTATAATCTCGAGTCCTGTCCTTGTCAAAGTCAGCGACTGCCTGCCTGTCATAAAATCCATATGTACCGCAAGGGCTTCCGACCACCCAGAAATTGTTCAAATATGTGGATTTCAATATCAAGGTATCTGGGGCATGAATTTCCTCTTTCCCATGAGGATTCAATATCTTACGCTCCGAGTTAATGAACTTTTTCGTAATGGCGGAAAACTCCTTCGGAAGAATCTTGCCTGTAGCTGAATCTTTCAACTCTCCATACAGGTGATTGCTGATCTCATGCAAAGATTCCTTGTCGAATATGTTTTTCTTGATCCAATGCTCCTCGGATATAGGGTTGAACATGGATATGATTTTTTGTCCCGGGCGTCCACGCAAACGCTTCTTTATCTGCTTGAAGTCAACTTCATCAAATCCACTCAACTCTTCACATACAACAAACTGGTAGCTGTCGAGACCTTTTATCTTTTCCGGGTCATCAAGACCGCTAAAGGTAATATATGATCCGTTGATACATTCTATTTTATTTTCCTTGAAACTGAACAGCTTGCCGATACCTATAGAACGCGAAGCCTCTCGAAAAGTCTTGTATATACTATCGGAAATTGAAGCCCCCGTTTTTCTGTACACTTTCGTATTATACCCATGAGTGATACAAAACAATAGCATAGCCTGTGCTACTGAGAATGATTTTGCAGAGGAAGAACCTCCTATGAGAAAAATAAACCTTAAGGAGTCATCAGTAAGAGCCTTTTTAAGATGATGGAAATTGGGATTGAACTTCTTGTAACTGATATATACCTTCTTCTTATCCATCCGTGCCTGTATCTATATCAAGAAGCATATTCTTTATATCGATCTTGGTAGGCTCATCATAACCAAGTATTTTACATATGCGGGAAATGCTCCATGCCTTTCCGTTCAATTTTATCTCAATTCCCTCTCTGGTAACCCTGACACTTTCGACTGCACGAGACATCTCATCCGTCCATTTCTCAGAATCCTTAAAGATAACCTTTCCATCCTTTATTTCAAGAAAGTCACGGATATCAGCAAAGGCAATACACCTCAGTTCTTCCAATATCTTCTCCTTGGATATGTCTGATTGACTTTTTACCTCTTTCCTCAGTTCTTCAATCCTCGCTTGGATTTTTTCCTTTTTCAGAGTCTCGCAAGCCTTTACCCAGATGACCTTATCTTTCATGTTTCCACATTCGTATGCCCTGCGGAAAGCTTCGGATGCGTTCCCCGTCTCAATATAATAATTACAAAAGTTCTCTTGTTTAACAGAAAGTTTCATGTCTTTTCGTCGGTATGGGTAGCGTGCAACATCACACGCACTGCAAATATAATGATTTTTATTTTATAATGTCTTTTTTTCAATGAAATAACAGTGAGTAGGGATGCAACATACATCCCTGACTTATATCAACTCACCGGTAATTTATATTTAGATAGGCAGAACATTGGGATATTTTCGGTAATATAATTTAGTCAATGTGGATTTAAGGCTATTATAGTCTTTGATAAAGCCTAAGTCTATCCATTGAGCTATCTGTAATTCCAACTCATACAATTCGCGGATTTTAGCTTCATCACCAATTTTATTACGCATTTCTGATTCATGTTTACCATAGACTATGATGTTTAGAGACTTGGCTAAGTCCTTAACTTTTTGTTTGAATAGGTCATCTGGTAAAATAGAACTGACCGCTTTACACATGGATGGGTATGCATCGCCAGCAAGATTGCGGAATTTTATCATTTCATCATAGACAAATTTGAGAACATCATATTTAAAAGACGGATTTATCCACATTGCAAAATCAATAAAAAGTAGTGGATGCATCCAGGTACCCGCATTATCCCCCTTATTTGCCCTTGATTTATGATAGGGGTAATTACCCCTATCATAATTTTCTCTTTCCATTATAGTGTAAATGAACTCTTTAGTGGAAGCTAAGCCGAAGTAGTCATTAACTTCCTTCTTCATACCTTTCAATTGATTCCACTGTTTCAATAAATTTGTAGCATTGAAAAACGCATCTTTAGTTCTCTGAATTACTTTAAAATCACCCATTGGGCGAATCATAATTTGGTTCGTTTTCATAATAAAGTCTTCACGTCTCGTAACGTAGTGTGCTCCTTTACACACAAAAAATTAAATACTATGCATTAAAAAGATCAATAATACCCTTTCTGCCAATTCCCGTAATTTTTCTATGATATATAATATGGCCATTATCGGCAACTTCCTGCTTAATGTCAAACCATCCAAGCGAAGAATACATGGTGTAAGGAACCCATGTTTGATTTACCTTATATTGCACGCCAAGTTCTTTAAGTCGTTTGTTCAACTCTATTGCCGATTTAAACCCTAATTCCTTTGCAACCTCCGTACAAGTATAGGTTTTATTGACATGGGTGAGTACAGCTACCTGCTTTTCCGCTTCAATACGTGCAGTGCGTTCTTCTTTTAGTTTAGTGAGAATCTCAATACCGAAATCCGGATTGTTTAAGATTTGGTCTATAACATTGTCAGTAGCATAGATGCCATGTTTACGGATAGAAGGAAGAACTTCACCACATACCCAATCTTGGAAAGGTTCGGCTTGTGGTTTGTCTGAACGCATAATCGTTTTATAGAGGTTCTTTTCACTTACATATATAAGCTGCTGAACACCTCCATTTGTAGGGGTATCAATCAAACTTACACCCTTTTCATCTAACCTTTGTTTGGTCATACCTGTATGCAAATCAAGTATTTTACAAATATCCGCAAGGCAGAATAAAGGTTCTTCACTTGTTCCGGCTACTCGCACTTCACCGAAAGCTTCATTTTTGAAAATCTGAATATCATTCATACAATTTTCGTAGTGTGCCCTTTCACACACGGGAATAAAAAAACAGCACCGAACGCTTGAGGATCTTTCGGCACTGTTTTATATTCCCAACGCTTTGGAAATATTTAATATCTTAAATGCTCTCCCTCAAGCTGAATTGCTGTTGCAAATTTACATATAATAACCAAAATAACAAATAAAAAGCATAATAAAAAGAGGGACGCATGGCATCCCTCTAATAGTATCCGTATATTAATCATATATCCATTTCAGCTATCACTCTTTTTCTTTTCTATCTTCATCGGAACAATCCTGCATTTCTTTTTCTTCTCATCCTTAAGTTCCTTTTTCAACTCCTTCACTTCATCATAAAGTTTCAAGTATTCATCGGTCAACAGAACGACCCGTTTTAATAATGCCATATACATTTCCATAATTTTTTCCCTTTTAAATTGCGATTAGAATCATAAAAAAATACCCGGGAAGAAGCATACTTCCCGGGACACCTCCTAAAGAGATGTTTGCCGACTGGAAGTCGCGTCGATAATTAAATATTATTTCTCAAACAACAGTTCCGGCTGGGATTTCCCAGCCTTAATCTTCCTGAATAAATTGATAAAATACTTCTGCCCGTAGGGAGTGATCATTGAGATCGTATTAAAGGCTACCATTCCCCTTGTCGTGTATGGTACTTCCACCAGTCTCATTAGGTTGTTCTTCATTGATTTCTGTGACGGATGGTTGTATCTGATACCGCGCTGGATTAAATATCCGTTATAACGTAGCCATCTGTAGAATGATATCTTGCCCTTGCCGAACAGATTGTTTTGATTCAAGATGTTCGCCATGTCCCCTACTGATATGCAATCGGAGGATTTCATTATACATTCTGCGAACTCGACTTTGGGTTTATTTTCCTGCCTCTCTTGCTCTAACTGAACATTCTTGTACTTAAGTTCCTTTTTCTCTTCGTACTGTTGCGCCCATGCACGGGCTGCTTCGGCAGGATCAGAGAAATTGGGAAGCTGAAAAGTTGTTGCTTTATGAAAGACTTTGCGGTACACTTCGAATACAGGACGAACTTTACGGGCTATAAAGTATTCAAGGCAGGAAACTGTGAGTAAATAATCCATTTTATCACCACCCGCAAATCTACCTCCTTCTGACCGCTTCGGAGAATTCCGTACCGGTAAATAATCATCATTTTCAATAAAATCTCTTTTTAGAGCATCGATTGCAGAATCTCTTCGAGTATACACCAACATCCATACTTCATCCAGATTAACTGGATACTTTGCACTCGCTTTTGCCAATTTCAAAACAGCATTGAAATACAAATCAACTTCATTTTCGCTGCTTTTCTTAGATAAAATTAAATTCGTTGTGACAGTCATATTTTAACGAATTGTGATAAAAAGAAGCCCTCCGTAGGTGTGACTGTCACAACATACACAGGGCATAGAAGTCGCAGATTGTTTCCTTTCTGCCACCTTAGAAGGCTTCCCAATATCTTGTACAAAACATATTTCGCTTTATTTTGCCCAAGAATTATTATGTTGTAACAGTCAAATACAAAAGTATACATTATTATTGAATAATGCAAGAAAATAAAAATATTTTGAAGAAAAACATGATTTATATTGTAAATATCATAAAACCAAAATATATTTGCATTATTATAAAATTATAAAAACACACCATTATGAAAAAGATTTTATTTATCACAACATTGTCCTTATTTCCATTACTTTCGTTCGCCCAAGCACTTAACTATTCTTCATCCAATGATGGGACTGGGTACTTTTTTTCTAATAGTGCTAATATGTGTAATAATTTTTATTGCAATACGTGAGTTGCTGTGTTGGTATTATAAAATAAATAAGATGGTATCTAATCAAGATGAAATAATAAGACTTCTTAAAAAGATAGCCAATGAAACTGATACCGATACAAAATTAAACAAAGATAAAAATGGTATAGCTAAGGATTTAGTGGATGGTGTGAAATTTATGGTTACTGGGAAACGGTAATTTGATATAAAAAAATATTATTATGATTGTTTTTATTATTTGGATTCTTATCGCAGTATTATGTGGGTCAATCGGATCAGATAGAGAATGCGGAGCTTTTTATGGGTTTGGATGGGGACTATTATGCCCGCCAATAGGGTTGATATATGTTGCTTTATCTAAAAAGAAAAAGACAACAGCAGAAGCCTTGAATAATGCAGAAATTTTATATCGAAATGGAGCTATAGATGCGCAAACCTATAATAGAATGAGACAGGATATTTTAAATGGAAAAATAAGAGATGAAAAATATTACCTAAGAGAAAATAAACAATGGAAAAATGGATTATTTTAATATTAATAATTATATTGGTTATATCTTTTTTAAAGGCAAGTAGAATTTATTTATTTTTGAAATTGGGGCTTTTTCATACCTTAATTTCCATAAAATCCCCTTATAAAGTTTCCTATTTTAGAAACTTTCATTATATTTGCAACCATAATCATGAATCATGGAAGGAAAGTCTAAATTCAAAGTAGTCTATATGCAAGAAGCAATAAAGTTTCTTCAATCATTAGACGAGAAAGTAAGAGATAAAATAGCCTATAATATCGGAAAAAGTATGCTTGTTTTAGATAAAGAGCTTTTCAAGAAATTGGGAAATACAGATATATGGGAATTTAGAACCATATATAATGGAATGGCATATAGGTTATTGGCATTTTGGGATACTGATACCGACACATTGGTTGTAGCTACTCATGGCTTTACCAAGAAGAGTCAAAAGACGCCATCAAAGGAAATATCAAAAGCGCAAGAAATAAGAAAAGAATATTTTAACTCTAAAAACAAATAGTCATGGATAAATTAAAGTTATACACTCACGAAGAAATGTTGGACGCTGTAGTAGGTGTTAAAGGGACTCCAAGACGAGATAAATACGAAGCCGATATAAACAATTTTCTTATTGGTGAAGCTATTAAAAAAGCAAGAGAAGCCAAAAATCTCACACAAGAACAGCTTGGAGAACTTATGGGAGTAAGAAAAGCCCAGATTTCAAAAATAGAAAGTGGGAAAAGCGTGACTTTCTCTACGATAGTTAGGGCATTCAAGGCAATGGGAGTAAAATCTGCAAACTTGGAATTAGGATCATTGGGGAAAGTTGCCCTGTGGTAATAATTTGAAAATTGATTTACCACTTTTTTTATCAAAAGAATTGAAAGTCGGTTTTAAAGAAATGAAAAAATAGATAAGCCTAAAAACAACAATAAACAGATAAGTTGAGTAAGCGGTAAGTTTAGCACTTTACCGCTTTTTTAGTGTTTTGGAATTATCTCATTTTTTTTTCAAGCAAATCAAATCCTTTCTCCACTTCCCTATTTAAGACTTTTGCATAAATTTGGGTAGTCTTTATGTTTGAATGTCCAAGCATCTTAGCAACAACCTCCATCGAGACGCCATTATTAAGGGCGAATACAGCAAAAGTATGACGGGCCACATGAGTTGTTATTCTTTTGTTTATCTTAGCATATTGAGCAGCAACTTTCAACATAATGTTATATTGCTGATTACTAATTACCGGAAGTTTGAAATTGTATTTTTTTAGTATCTTCATTGCTGGAGACAACAATACAATGTAATAATCTTCATTTGTTTTCTTTCTTCTGTCTGCAATTATGTATTTCCCATTTCTGTTTTCAACATCTCTCTCAAAATCAAACTTAGCAAAATCGGAATAGGAAAAACCGGTATAACACTGAAACAAAAATAAATCTCTTACCCGATCTATTGGCTGAGAGTTGATTTCACATGTTTCCATTTTGTACAACTCTTGTTCAGTTAGATATTTCCTTTTATCAAATTTACCACGTTCAAAAGTTAAGCCATTATATGGATCGTCAGATATTAACTCAAACTTCATTGCCTCATGAATATATCTTTTATTTCTTTTGTGGTAATTATATACAGTCGGCTGAGATATGCCTTGATTATGCAGAAAGTCATCATACAATATAATGTTCTGCTTTGTTAAATCATCAATGTAGTTTATCCTTCCAAAATCCTCTAATGATTTCAGTAATGTCCTATGTTGCTTCCTTGTACTTTCTTCGATATCAGTTCTTTCCTCAATCCTCATTCTAACAAAATCAATATACGATACGGATTTGTTTGATTTCTCAAGAAAGTAATTTAACTTCTCAAAATCAAAAGGCTGGTTGTTCTTTATCAACGATGAGATAAACTCATTAATATTATTCATCATAGAATCAAGGATGGCATTTAATTGTATGCTTTCCATAGACCTTATTACTTTTTTTCTGTTGTCCCATTGGTTCGGGTAAACCTTTACTTGTGTTCCTATCCACTTTCTTTTACCTTCACTGGTAACTTCAATCTGGACTAACCCCTTTTTCTTTTCTGTTGCAATGTGTTTCCGGTCAAACACAAAACGTAGCGTTGGATACTTCATAGCTTTATATTATTAATAAGTAATTGGTATCATAAAAATGGTATCATAAAATATAATTGGTATCATAATGGTATCAGAATATAACACTTTAGTATCCTTTAATGTTCTTATATGTACCATATATCACGCTGATTCATCAAATATAATGCATTTAAAATCAATTGTTTATAATATAAACGGCTGATATACAACAAAAAAGGAGACTACTACTGTAATCTCCTTTCGTGATTCCGAAGCGATTACAAAAAAATATTTTATAAGCTATATTTCAGCGTGTTATATATCTCTATCTAAATTATGGTATCATATTAGTATCATAAAACGAGCCAATATATATCCAATAAAAAACACCAATAATAATTAAGACCTAATTAGTAATTTCATTTTGATAATCAAAACGCATTAACTAATGCACAAATATAGCAATAATATGTAATAGAGAACTTAAGAATATAATTTTATTTCTACTAAAGGTTAGGATTCACAGTAAAATATGGCCGAAGCTTTGAAACTCCGGCTATATGTACCATTAAATTTGAATTGGAGAAGGATGATGAGCTTATCATTTCTTATTATCTATTTTCATTATCTTGAGTTGTGTAAATCTCTTTTCTGTTTGTTTTTTATCATTTTCATAGTGTAGATGAGATTTTATTTCCTTAACCTCTTTGCAAAGCTCTAAATACTCATCTGTTAACAAAATAAGCCTTTTTAAAAGAATTTGATACATTTCCATAATGATTACGTTTAATTGATTATAAAAATAGAGAACATTCAATATAAACACAAATTCATCAAGAAAGTTAAACTTTAATATATGTTGTTGAACATATTTAGTAAACAAATTCGACTATTATTTGTTATAAATTAGATGTGGGTATATGTAACGGTAGTTTCACCCCACATTCTTGACGGATATACCTGACTTTAAAGCAGCATTTTCTATTTCCAATTCCCTTATTCTTTCGTCACGATTAGAAAGTAATGTACTTGTCTGATCAACAAAATTCTTCAATAGCTCTTCATTGTATGACTCTGATTTTTATTTGAAGTACGGTACATATCTCCTTCACCGCGCAATAACCATTCGGCGGATAAATCCGGATAAGCATTTAGAATTTTCTCTATCAATTCAAAAGAAGGCTTCCTTTTTCCATTAATATAATAATTTAAAGTCCGTTGAGAAATTCCTATAATATTAGAAAATGCGTTTTCATTAATTTGGAGATAATCCAAAAGTGATTTAATTCTATTTATCATATTTTTATCTTATAATTAGAACATTTGTTCTATGTTTGTATTTTATTTACTATATAATATATAATATGAAATATATTCTTATTCTTCTTGTAACTATTTCATTAATTTGCTCTCTGGATGCTCTTATGCATTGTTATCTAAAAAAAGAGACTACGCTTCAAAAAATAATTCTATTTATATTAATCAACTCATATATCGTCATGAAAAAAATAAAATCATTTTTTCAACGACAAGCCAAATAAAACTAATAACCCCAGTTATACATCCTATTAAAGCTGTATATGGAGGTATAAGCTCTTTAAAATATTTATACATGTATCCGCCTTTTTCAATAAACAACCTTCCTTCTGACGATATCACCAATGAATAATGCATTTTATTTGAATTGTATGCCAGTCCATCGCGTATTAATTTCATTCGGATGGTTTTTATTTTATCAACATCTATTATCCCTAAATTATTGCAAACGGAAACAACATCATTATTCCCAGAATACAATTCTTTTAAAATACAATCAAGAATACGAATCTCTTTTTTCTTCATAACACAATCAATTGTCTTTTAGCTTATTGTATTATATTTTATTTAGAACGAATATAAATAGAACAATAATTCTAAGATTTTTCATGTTTTATATAGATAATAAGAACATTTGTTCTATATTTGCACCGTAATCAACAACAAACCCGTTTTGATTAAGGAAACAAAAATATTAATTCACAAATATAATAAACGTTTTTAATTATGGCAACTTACAGAGCAAGAATCTTATACGAGAAAGGGACAATCCCTAAACTGGCAAAAAGATTTGGGGTAACAGAGAACACAGTACGAAATGCGCTTCGGTTTACTACCGAAGGAGAACAGCCTGATTTAATACGCAGCACTGCTCTAAAAGAATATGGATGTGCATTATCTCAAAAACCAATAAAAATATAGTAATATGATGACACGGAATGATGCAAGAATAATTGCAGAAGAGTTGTATAGGCTCATAAAGAAAGATAGTCAACTCTTAAGTAACATAGTGAGAGAAGTGAATGAAGAATACATGAACTCTCATCAGGCATCGGAATTCCTCAACGTATCTCTTCAATTTCTGAAAAAGAACATTAAGGATATTCCTCACACTAAGGTCGGTAGATTGAATAGGTTTAAAAAGTCTTCTTTAATAGAATATATGAATAAATAGTATGGAACTGAATAGAACAACCAAAATAGTATGTACCATAATTGGGATAATGGCATTCCTTATGTTTTTCGCATGGGCATCCAACGAGGATTATAAAGAAGCGGTTATTTCTTCTATGTCCAATACGGCATACAATAAGATTCGTTCAGAACTTGGTAATGATTGTACAACTCAAGAAATTATAGACCAATATAAATCTAACAAGCTTTTCTACGACTCTTTGCAATAGCATAACCGGACAGGAAATTCCTGTGGAGGGTTCGACTCCCTCCTATCGCTACTCTTTACTCAAATGAATTAGCTCTTTGACATCTTGTACAAGCCATATGAAGATATATGGTACAGTGGGGCAATCATGCAAGCCCGAGGTGAAAGGGAAACGACTGATGTAGCCAGCATGATAATCGCGAGCGTAATGCGCTGCTTGTAGGTATGGTAAGCCTTCGCGATGAAAAAACAGTTATCAGCAATATGAAATGATCTTATAAGCGTCCGATACAGTCCTTATCGGTGTAAAGTATATAGCAATTAGGGCAGCTATACACACTTATCATATATACGACTGCTCCGCGTAAGAGAGCGATTCCCTTCCCGTAAAATTCGGGGTAAGAAACGTATTGTTGCGTAAAGGGAACTAAGTACCCTGTGAAGGAGAACATATTTCGTTTTTATTTTCGATAGTGCCGGTCTAATCGCCGGCATCTGGGAGGTTAGTATTACATGGTAGAACGTACCCGCTCGGGTAAAAAGCCGGTTCGATTCCGGCACCTTCCACGTCCGTGAGGATAATATACCATTTAAAAGCGATTAGAACCAATATCCTGTATCAATTTGGTACAGGATATTCTAATAAAAAAGGATGTATCACTAAACTAATAATATTATGCCACGCAAGAAAATCATAGGAAAAGTAGTAAAAATAGAACCGATATGGTTTACTGCTAAAGATGCATGCGCTTATATTGGATGCAAGGAAACCTTCTTAAGAGAATTGAGAAATACATGCAAGATCAGAACATCCAGACTGACATCCAAATATTATCTATATAGCAAGGAAAGCATAGATAAGTATATAGAAGAAAATGTAATAGTCAATATATAGTAACCTGTGAAGGTGAACGTGGTGTTGTTTAATTGTGAATATGTTAGGAGCCCTGCACCAAGCGTGGTGCAGGCAACACCACTTCACATTGTGAATAAATGAAGACCCAACCAGTTATATAGAATATTAAAATAACATTTAAATTCAACATGGCTTTGGTTCGTGAGAATAAAAGCCTTTTCTTCATAAACTTAATAACCAAAAGATTATGTCACGTTATGAGATCGAGCAAGAACTGAATGGCTTATATATAGATTTAGAGATAGCAGAGAACAATGATGAACAAACAGTTTGCAAAAGATTCAATGCTGACAGCAAGGCTGATTTCATTAGAGTAGTAAATGATGATATTAATTTCTATGAAGCACTCTTGGAAGATATAGACAAAAGAAGATATTGAGAAATAAATTAAGATTTCCAAAAAGGTAGTCCTATAATCCGGCATAAGGCTCCTGCGATGTTCAGCGCTGATAGCAAGGGATACCAGCCGGGGAAATTTTAATATATATTTCCGAATCGACTTTAGTTGATTTCCATAGAATAATATTGCCAGTAAAAATGAAAACAAAGAAAGTAGCGATAACCTCGCAAGAAGCGGACGCTATTAAATTGGCACTTAAAGAGATTCAACTGGCCATCGGATATGGTGAGTTATCCTGTGCGCAATTATCCCAATATGAAGCAGCTGAAAAGCATCTTCTTAACCTATTGAAGAAAAATAATAAATTATAACAACAAGTAAGAAATGGAAAAAGAAACAATGATCATTGATTGTGCGCAATGTCCCTTCCAAGGGAATGGATGCCTCGGTTTTAACGACTGTATTATATACAAGAACATTTGGGAACAAAGACGTTGGGAAGCTGCCAAAGACGCAATGAAGGGAATTCTTTCAAATGAAGACCTTACAACCCGGATCGAAGAAGGTGTGGAATACATGCTTGAAGGAATTGCGGAGGAATCCGTTTTATTGGCCGACGCTTTAATCAAGGAATTTCAAAAACCATAAAACTAATAAGAAAGGAATAAGTATGACAGTTGAAGATCTTATTAATGAACTTATGAAAGTAAGCGATAAAATGAAAGAAGTAAAATTCAATATAAAAATTGAAGATGACTATTCTTATGATAATGTAGCAAAGGATGTAAGAGAACAATCAGATGTTATCATATATAACTGGTAATTAACGAATAACAATTTTAGAAATGAATAAGAATATAGTCATAAAGAAAGAAAAACCTATCTGCCAATTAGAGGGGCTTCCGGGAATAAAGAAACGTATTATTGATGCGTATTGTATCAATAATACAAGTGATATAGAACCGACCCTACAACTGGGATATGCATGTACTTCTGCCGGAGATAACGGAGCTATAAATATTTGGAAGGATGATGCAGGAATAATTCGCGGTGAATTAATGCGGTACTGTGTAACTGTTGAAAAAAGAGTGTTCGCCAGCTACGAAGAAGCGGAAAAATGTGTTAGTGATTGGCTTAAAAGGATTAACTAATAACAATTTTAGATATAAGCAATATTGATTTAAACGCCCTCCGTGATAGGGCATATAAAACCGCCTGCGAGCATGGTTTTCACGATGAAGAATTGAGTGACGCACATATGCTTTGCCTTGTAATATCCGAACTCATGGAAGCTGTGGAAGCGGATAGAAAAGGTAAACGAGCCAATGTTGATCGGTATAATAAGAAGATTGCTAACAGCCGCATTTGTCAATGGTTAGACCCAGACATTCCCAAAGAGCGTGGTTATGAAGTCGCATACAATGAAACTATAAAAGGCTCAATTGAGGAAGAGTTAGCCGATGCTGTTATCCGCTTGCTTGACTTAGCCGGATTACGTGGCATTGATCTAAACCTTGCAATGAAAGATCTGAATAATAACATTGATGATATGTCAGAAGCTTGCAAAGATGAAACATTTACAGAGTCTATTTATGCAATATCTACTTTACCGGTAAGATATGACGGCCTTTACGATTTCCCTACAACCGTGAATGATATGATAATGTCTGTTTTCGGACTGGCTTGCCATCTTGATATAGATTTGTTCTGGCATATTGAGCAAAAGATGCAATATAATGAACTCCGTGAGAAGATGCACGGAAAGAAATATTAATCCTCAAAACAGAATAGAAACGAATTAAATAGCCTTGAGAGGGCTTTATAAAACCCACATAAATTATGAAAAAGTATATTGGTACAAAAGAGCTGAAAGCTACACCCATGACATTGGGAGTGTACAATGAGTACAGAGGATGGAAGTTGCCCGAAGACGAGGACCCTAATACCGAGGGTTACTTGGTTGAGTACATAGACGGTGGTAAACCGAATGACAAACGGCACGAAGGGTATATCAGTTGGTCGCCTAAAGATGTGTTTGAAAAGGCATATAAGGTAGCTGATACGCCTCTTGACCGTATGTATATCGAATACAAAGAATTGATGGACAAACATAATAAGTTAGTTCTATTCCTTGGAAGAAAAGATGCTGTTGAAATTGCTGGTGAAAATCAAGTTGCTTTAATGGATGTTCAAAAAGTACAGATGCATGACTACCTGCTCACTCTTAAAGAACGCATTGACTTAATGAAGAAATAAACATTGCCATACGGCGGTTGAATGTCTACCGTATGGCTCAAAACTGATTAGAAAGAAATATTATGAAAGCAAAAGAATTAATGCAGTAGCTGTTAGCATCGTAATGTCTATAATTTTATATACTTAAATTTCACAATTATGAATGATCAGAATTTGTATCAGAAAATACAAGCTGTTTCCAACGAAATAAAAAACATCGAAAAAAATATGACTGTTGGAAATGGAAGTTATGCATATAAAGCTGTACAAGATATAGATGTAACGCTCTGTGTAAAAGACGCGGAAACAAAACATGGTATAATCAGTATTCCCATTAAGCAAGAACTGATTAAGTCAGAGATAATAAGAACAGTCAAAAAAGAAAATATAGAGAGTATTACCTATGTCGACATTGTAAAAATGACAGTTAGAATTATCAATCTTGAAAAGACAGAAGAATATATAGACATTGAGAGCTTCGGTCGTGGTCTTGACTCTGGAGACAAAGGATTCGGAAAAGCATCAACTTATGCAAGGAAATACGCATTACTAAATGCTTATAAGATTGCAACCGGTGAAGACCCAGATGATACAAAATCAAAAGAGCAGTTAGCAATAAAGACGCCAGATGAAAAAAGGGTAATTGTGACCAACTTTCTATTATCTGATAATAATACGTGTACCAATTTTCTTCAAAGATTCAACAAAGGCTCTGTTGAAGAACTTGACACAAGGGAAATTGATACAATATATGATGGTATGAAAAGGCGAGGTTTGATATGATAGAAACAATGTATATAGGTAGTGGTGATGTTCACGCCCTTTTATCCGGTAAGAACACAAAATCCCATATTGCTTTAATGCAAAGGTTTGTAAGTGGTGAAAAGCCTTATTATAATGCAAAGGGAAGTCCTATAGACGCTCTTAGAACCGGTGCGATATTAGAGGATAGATTTCTTGAATATTTGCCAATATGGTATTTTCCACAGTATGTTGTGTATTCAAAGGAAATGGATGTTTTTAAAGCATCCCTTGATTTCGCAGAAATTAAGGAAGGGAAATTAAACGATTTCATTGAATTAAAAACTGTATATCTAAATGATTATGTAGATAACATACAACCGATTAAAGGAAATAATCATAAATTAATTGAATACGTCAAGAAAAAGCATAAAACATATTACAATCAAGTACAAGAACAATTGTACTGTTCATGCTTGAATTCATGTAGTATAGTATTCTTATGTGTAAATACTTATAACGACGAGGAAAATAAACGAAGAAAGATAACGGAGGATGATTTTACCAAAGTACGAATATCAAGAGATGAATGTGTTATAGATCACATCAAAGAAAGAGGATCAATATTTCAACAAATCAAAAACTTTTATACTAAATAATATGGCAAATCAAATTACAGGGAAGATACTTTATATTTATCCCACTCAGCAACTTCCATCCAAAGACGGAAGTAAGACTTATCTTAAAAGAGGAATAGTAATAGATTGTACACGTTTAGATCCATATACCGGAGAACGGGGATTCGAAAATACTCCTTTTTTAGAGTTCATCGGTGACAAATGTGCCGAACTTGACAAATTCCAAGTGGGGCATGTGGTCACTATCTCTTTTGATGTGCAAGGTACGCGCTACCGCAACAAGGATGGTGTGGAGCAGATTTTCACCCGCGTGCAACCCTATCGGATTGAACCGAGGCAGGCACAGCAAGCTGCTCCCGTTCAACAACCAGCACCACAGCCGGCTTATCAGCAACAGCCGCAGAACTTTCCGCCTCCTGTTGATGCGAATGGTAATGCAAAGGATGATTTACCTTTTTAGTGTATGATGATAAATATATGTGCTCTATTAGTAATGGTAATATCATTATTAATAAACTTCAAGGCAAAAAGAGAAGATAAATACATTATATCTTCCATCTATATTATAGTCGCTTGGTTAATGTTAATATATGGCAAGTTACCATGATTTTCGACTTGAAGAATGAATACCAAGCGCCCAAGTTTAAAGAGTATGTAAACAAGTTGTTTAAAGAGCGTGCGGTTGTGGAAGTGAAGAAGAAACTGCCCAACCGCACACTTGCCCAAAATTCTTATTTACATTTGCTTTTAGGGTACTTTGGTAGTGAATACGGTTGCAGCCTTGACGAAGCTAAAATTGACTTCTATAAGAGGACTTGCAACCGTGATTTGTTTGAACGTAAGACGGTCAACAAGAAAGGTATAGAAGTAACCTACTTGCGTAGTTCGGCAGAGCTGACAACGGGCGAAATGACCCTTTCAATTGACCGTTTTCGCAATTGGAGTGCATCGGTGGCAGGTATTTATCTGCCTGCTGCTAATGAACATCAAATGCTGATATACGCACAGCAGGAGATTGAACGTAACAAAGAATTTATATAGATATGAAAACATTATTTAAAATGAGCTTCGATTTCGGCACAATGGCAGACTATGAGATTGCATCTGTTGCAGAAACCGCTATCATGGACGTTTATCCATACGAAGCAAAGGAGGACTGAATATGAGCTATACAGAATTACATATCGGCAAAATCAAGAAAGTAGATTTGAACGGATTGACCGTTGAAGAATGGTGCAAAAGAGAGTGCGAAAAGCAAGATATACCTCTTAATCCTGAATGGCACGACACTTACAAGGAATCACTTTTGGAAAATCAATACCCTATGAAGGTTGTTGATGTAAACGGAAGTCTTTGGGAGATTATCGAGGATAATAAACAGGAAGGAGGGGAAGATATTTCAGTATTAACACCCAATTCAGATGGCACATACAGCTATGTGATGCAATTCTACAATGGTGGCACTTGTCTCTCCGAAATGCTTGAAGAAGAAATTAAAAGCATTAAGGAGGGGTAAGCCATGCAAGACTATATTTCAGACTGGTACATTCCTATGGACTTTGGGAATGACCTGCCGGATGAAGAACCGGATGGAGAAGACAACTACAATTTTGAGTGAATAACTTTGTTAACCTGCCTGCTCGGTCTGTGAAGATAGAGTTGGCGAACTATGTAAACCAATAGTAGAATGCCATACTACATAAAAAGCACTAAGGCTAAGCAGAAAGACAAGCCTTTACCTCTGTTTGATAAAGCAGGGGTAACAGTAAAGAAGAAGCCGGATTTAAAAGCTAAACTCGACAAGGAGTTTTCTCTTTTCATCCGGCTTCGTGATTGTATGCCTAACGGTTATTTTCGCTGTATCTCATGTGGACAGATAAAGCCATTTGCGCAAGCTGATTGCGGCCATTATTTCAGCCGCACGCATCTGGCCACACGGTTTGATGAAGATAATTGCCATGCCGAATGCCGCTCGTGCAACCGTTTCAAAGCTGACCATTTGGAAGGTTATCGGGTAAATTTGATAGCCAAAATTGGACAACAGCGGTTTGACTTGCTGAAAGTAAAAGCTGCATCAAACACCAAGATGTCAGATTTTGAGTACGAGCAGCTAATCAAGTATTACAAGGCACTGAATAAGAAACTTAGGAAGGAGAAAGGTATATGAAGAAAGAAATTGACGCATGGGTATGGAATCCAGCAAATGCACTATTCAAG